AGTGTGTGTAGATTACCCAGCACGGGTTAACGTGCTGGGGCATGTGCATACATTAACCAACATGAGGATACAACATGAAACTATCTAAGGCTTTTAAAAACGTGCTGCGCGGCAAACGTCACGACGGGACGCCCCTACCAAAGGGTGTCTGGGGCGGTCTACGCACAGACCGCCCGACACTGCGCGCCACTGTGGAACGTCAAGCGAAAAACCCCTATCATGGGGAACGGATTTTAGCCGTCAACCAATGTTTCTATATCGCAGATTACCCGACGGAAACCGCGCTGTTTACCGCTGTAGCGGCGACCATGCAAGCCAATACTACACATTGGCATATCGGCTACCATGACATGAGTCACGGCGGGGATTGTGAGTATGTTTCCCCTGTTAAGTTTAGATCACCGACGGCAAGCGACTATAAGGGCGTCAAGATGCACATAACCTATGCTTTTGATGATGCCGCCCTCATTCTGCCAGAAATTGCCAAGCGTAAGGTTTTCGGCAATAGCGCGCTTGACGTGTTGACCGATGTCCAGTTCTTGTCCATCACCGACAATACCCCCCTGATCGCTTGGAAAGCGTGGAAAGAGGGCGTTATCGGAACGCGGTTTTTAGACAAAAATGGGGGTGAACTGTTTACCGTTCACGGGTTTTATTTAGACGGTCAACGGCGGGCGATAAAATTACCCAGTTCGGATGTGTGGTATCTAATCCCTAATTCCCCCGTTGCCCTAGTTGTGATTCACAAAACACTCTCCAAGTAAGGGTAGATATTCAGCGCTAGGCGCATAAGTCTAGCGCTGTAATGTACCTTTTTATCACACACAAAGGATATAAACCATGTATACGTTAAACCTGTTTAACAACCCTGAATCAATGGTCTTGCAGTTCAGCGAGCAGCATAAATCACGCGCCGGCGCACTGGCAAGCGTCGAGAACTGGCAACATGGCTACCCATTGCTGGCAACGGTGGTTGTGCTTGTCGGCCAATCAGGAAAGACGCTCTTAGCGTGGCAGCTTGACAACGGGCAAGCGCAACCTATGCCCGTGTGGGTAAAATTGCTGAACATGACACCCCGGCAAGCTACGCTTATGCGCGTTATGCGCGTGTGGCAAGCGCTACGGCCTGAAACCCACCACCTTTATGGTAGCGATGGATACACGTTGCAAGCGCTTGCGCTCTATCGCTTGGCTAATCTTAGCCTGAAAGCAGAACACCTGAATTTTACCTACACTTGCGGACGGCGTGAGTATGTCCGCAAGGGCAATCAACTCATCTGGAGCGGGCAATGGACAATGGACGGCGTAGACGTTGACGCCATTGCCGCACAACGGCGCATTGTGGCCGATGAAGCAAAAGTGGTTGCGGCGTCCGTCGGTTGGACTGCCATAGCAAATGGCGACCCACGCGGGCAAGGAGTTAAGGTAATGTTCTTGCCGAACTTCGACACCTCACAGATCCACTACGGGGATATACAATTCCCCCAGCACGCCAAATTCTAGCCTAGTCAACAGATAACCCGTTATGAGCTTGCGTTCATGGCGGGCAATGTGCGGACTTTACCCACAATAGGATTAAAAAAGGATACTCTCATGCAACTAGACGCCGCTACACTCGCTACACTTAACAAAAATCTCATAGCGCAAGTCAAAATGAGTGCTAACCCAATGGTGTTAGTAACACTCATGCCACGCGCTAACGGCTTGTCTATCCTTTGGATTGACCAGCAAGCGTTCGCCCTCAAGAACGGTCAATTATACGGGTATCTGGCAGACGAACTGCCAGACGTAACGGACGAGTCTATAGCCGTTGCATCGTTCAAACTTGACCGGCCACGCCTAAACGATTTGTTGGCATTGTCTGAATTAGAATCCCCATTGCACTTTGGCTTGACAACCCGCCCCGGCAACATCCTTGCGCTACAAATATGGCAGGGTGAACGTGGCGGTAAAACCACATTTTGGCAAGCAAGCATGGTAGGCCAAAACGTTGGCGAATTGGTCAAGGCCTATAAAGTGACGGCAATTCGCAAGAGCAAGATTCCAGCAGCGCCAAAGGGTGGAAGTTGGTGTGACCATTACAACGTAGAACGTCAACGCAAGCTAGGGTTAGCGTTCTTAGATGAAGTAGCGGGCGGCAATGAACGCCCTTCGATGCAACACATCGGCTACAACCCCGCTATCATGCAAGCGGCTAGTGCAGACGGCTACCGCTTACACTTGCTAGATTGTGTAGATTTTTCAGACGTGACTGAAAAGGTAGACTGCGGGCAAGAGTATATCCCCGGCAAGAAAGCGATTGAAGCGCAAGCAAAATGGGTGGGCAAAGGCGGCGGCGTGGCCGACCTATTGCCAGATGTGAGTTTTGTAAAGTATGAGGTGATCCGAGATGCTTTTGAAAATCCAGATCATAGTTTTGAGGTAGACCCGCATAGCTTGGTAAAAGTGTGTAAGCTACTGCGGACATTCGCCAAAGACAACGCCAATATCACGCGGTTTTCTTACACTACGGCACAATCGCCAACTGAAAATGGCAAAATGCGCTTAATTGCGAGTAGCGCTGAACGCGGCGATACAAGCATTGAGGTTTTATCCCGTAGCACCAACGATTACAACTCTTTAATGGAAAGCGTTGAATTTGCCATCAACGTGACCTACTTTCTTGATGCAATCTCTCATGCCGACCAAGTTAAATCAACGAAGTACGGGTCAAGCAATATGATTCCCTTCATTCGTGTGGATGTGAAAGATTCTATGGTACGGCTACAGTTTACGGTTAGTGGCGCGCCTGCCAGCGTGGTTATCATGCCAATGAGTAGCGCAGCTTAAGTTTAGTGGGTAGATGCCGGGGCATGAGTTCACCTCATGCCCTGTAATGTGCCTACAATTACCATAAGGACAACAGTCATGCCAAAGCAAAGTTTACTGAAGTTTGACGTGCTTGCAGTTGGGGGGGTATCGTTGAACCTCAACGGCAACGTGGGGTTTAACCTAGTAATCCAAGAACAAACCCCCGACGGCAACGCCCCCGTGATTCAAACGACGTTCTACAGCAAGTTTCAGTCTCACAACCCTAGCATTTTGAGTACCGCTCGGTCAAGCGCTTGGATTGACCAGAGCCTTACAGCCGAAGATATTGCGGTTGTGTGGCCGAAGAACCAGATTTTTGCCGTGTACTGGGGGATACGGGGCGCAACGACGTATGAGGTGAAGGAATGGCGCTTGCTGTACGTGCTGCCAAGCCTAACCGACTATCGCAAGCAGGTTAGCGCGTGGCGTAGCGAGTTGAAACGCTACAGCGGTCAAAGCAATTTGCCGATTATCGGTGAAAATCCCCTGTTTGATGCTGGCATGTGGGCGCAGCGTAACTACGTTGTCTTGCCGTTACCAAGCCAAAAGGATCACTTTAACCGCCGCCGCTCACAACCCGCCCCTGAAAGTCCGTAGACCACTGGGTTAGTGTGGAAAACACACTAGCCCGGCAATGTGCGGACGCACAACGTTGACTACAAGCACACAAAGGGAAAAAACGATGAACATTCAAAGCATTGCAAAGCACCAACTTTTGATTGAAGTGATTCACCCAGATCACCGCGAACGCCTAGCCCGCGTGGCTGAATTACCTCGCTATGCGCCGTATGTTGGGCTTGCCGCTACGGTTGCTATCCGTAGCGTAGAAGCCAAGATGGACGCCGCGCTAGAACTGTATAACCGTGACCGCCGTGTGAGCGCAAACGTGCTTATGCCCGCAGAAGCGGTCATTGAAGCCGAATGGCTTCTAGTTCAATACATCATCCACCTCGCTTCACCAGATGAAAACCCGCATATCGGGGGCCATAACATCGTTTGGCTTTCCCGTCCACTGTCGGAGACAACCCACGTTGACGTATCAAGCGCAGGCTTCCTTATTGCAAGGGAACTGTTGACCCCGCTATTGCATGTGGCACAGCGGCTATCGCCCACGCTTTCGCTTTCGCGGTTCCTGTTAGGCCACGCTGTCGCCAGTCCACTGGCGTTCCAAGACATGCCCGACGTGAAACATGAGGGCGCGGGCAAGCGGTTGAACGCGCTGGAATCCGTTGCACAGGTTGAAATTAAAGACCTGCCAGATCAATGCGCCACCGAACTTCCTACGTGGGTCACGCGGTCTGAAATCACCGTGTACCACATCGGGGGACTGTATCTTTTCCTTGACCGCGCAACGGGGATCGTTACCCACTGGTCACGGCTTGAGGATGGGAGCAAACTCCGCCCTAATTACGAACGCCGCACACGCTAGGCGTAACGAGTAGCCGATTAAAGCGTAGACCCGCGCCCTAGTTCGCTAGGGCGTCATTGTGCGCTTTGCAGCACGCAAAACACGTTTCGCCCCACACATAAGCGGTTTGACAATCGCGTATTTTGCGGGTATAATCAATAAACCGACCCTATAGCAAAGGCTTTTCCCATGCCCACAGTTGAACTACGCGATTACCAAAATGAAGCAGTATCCAAACTAATGCTTGCCCATCAGCGGCGCGTCAACGGAACGCTGATAGCGGGCGTCGGCGCGGGAAAAACCACTATCCTAGCCGAGTGGATGCGCCAAGTTCGCACACAATCACCCGATGAACGCACGCTCATTGTCGTGCATCGCCATGAACTTGTAACGCAAATCATTGAGCGGTTAATTGCTCATGGTAGCATTCCAGCGGCAGACATTGGGATGCTTGGCGGCGGCACAGTTGAAGCAAAGCGACCCATCACTGTAGCCATGATTCAAAGCCTTACGGCTAAGAATGTGGCAAAGCTACTGGCTTCTGGTTACATCACAAATGTGGTCATTGATGAAGCACATCATGCCGTCGGTGACAACACCTACGGCGCGATGCTAGACGGCCTAGACAAGAACGCCCCAACGGGGGTTAAAGTCTTACGCTTAGGCATAACCGCCACGCCCAAGCGCCACGATGAGAAGGGCTTGGATACCGTGTTTCGGCAAGCGGTGAACCGTCCCAACAGTTCGGTGATTCACTACAACATACCGACGGCTGATTTAATCCAGAAGGGTTGGCTATGTAAGCCCGTGCGCCTGCTACACCAGACTGGTGTAGACACAAACGAAGTTCGCACGAACAGTCAAGGTGACTTCTCACAAAAAGGGCTAAGCGAGAAGTTAAACGCAAGTAACTGGGTAGAAAAGACTCAGCAAGCCTACCACAAGCACGCCAAAGCTGTCGGAAAGACGATTGTCTTTATGCCAACGGTTGCCAGTAGCATCGCTCTCGCGCAAGCGCTACAGGCCGACGGCGTGCGCGCTGGGCATGTGGACGGCACAACCGATGCAGGCGAACGCAAAACGATTGTAGACGCCTACCGCAAGGGTGAAATTGACGTGCTAATCAATGTGGCCGTGTTTACCGAAGGGTTTGACGTGCCAGATACGCGCTGCGTGATTCTCGCACGCCCAACCCGTTCGCAACCCGCCTATGAGCAAATGGTAGGGCGCGGTTTGCGGCTTGCTGAGGGCAAAGAGTACGCCCTCATTATCGAAATGAAGGTGAATGACCACAAGTTAGCGAAGGCTAGTGACCTGTTTGGGATCATGGTTCCATGTCGCGGTTGCGACAACGAATTTATGCACGGGACGGCGGTTTGCCCGCACTGCGGGCGCGAGAACCGTCCGTCGGTTCGGCAAATGCAACTTGCACACTTGAGTTTGCTTCCCGAAAGCATCCAGACGGTTGCGAGTGAGAACTCATGGCCGTACTACGTTGGGGCAGACGGGGCGCTATCGTACCTTGACGGGTTCGGCGTCACCTATCTGGCAGTCCCCATCGGGGATAGCGGGGAATACACGCTTTACCGTTGCGCCAAAGAGTCTGATTCTGACAAAGCGCCGGTGGCAAGGCCGTTAGGCGTTCACCGCCGCGCCGACATTGAAGCGCAGTTGACGCGCACTTCCAAGATGACTACAACATCACCCACATGGCAAAAGATGCTTCAAGAAGAAGCAAGCGAACGGCAACTCTGGATGCTCAAGAAGCTGGGCGCTGAAGTCACCGTTGAGGCGTTGCCAGAACAACTTAGCAAGGCCGATTGTGTAACGCTGATTGCACACTACATGGCCGTGCGTGACGTGCAGAAGGCGCTTTCGGCAACTCCCATCACGACTTTGTAGGTAGACCACTCGGCACGTTAGCGCGTGCCGAGCAATGTGCCTACGCACAATCTTCAGCCAAGCATAAGAGAGGATTTCATGAAAAACAACTTAATTCGATACGTAACAGTGGCGGGGGATTAATTCAATGAAATTCATCTACTGCAGGGGCGGTGATATGTCCGCCCCATCCATCGCAGAACAAGCAGGCATGGCCTACGGCGTGCGCTACGACTACAAAGCCTATGCCCCCGTGTACATGCTCGACGCTGGGCTATCCCCGCGATGGGCGCAGTATATTCGCAAGGTTCGCCAGCTTAAGCCTACCTTTGCTTTGACGCCCGACCTTGAAATATATCGGGATATTGAAACGATCAAATTGCACATCGCTGATCTTCGCGCTGAGGGCGTGCAATTGATCGGTGTAGCGCCCAAGTACGCTGGCGCGCTGGCGTTGATTCCCGATGATCCAGACATTGTGATCTGCATCAGTATCCCCACGCAGTACAGCGGATACCTGCCAGTAGATGACGAAATTCGTCCCGGCAACTATCACCTGCTTGGCGGTGATCCAGTAGCACAGGCGCGTGAAATCCAGCGAATCACACGCTTAGGCGGAACAGTCATCAGCGCAGACGGCAATAAGCTGGCGATGAAGGCCGCGCATGGGCAAATCTTCCAGTGCGGACGGTGGATTGCAGTACAAGACACAACGCAAAATAATGCGCGAATCAGCGCGCAGAACATTATGGAGTATATCAATGGTCTTTGAATCGCTGTATGAGTCCAGCCAGCGCGGGGAATTGATCCTAGTCGAAGGCGGCATGTGTCGCTTCCGTATCCGCAAGCGCGACGGCGTGCTAGTCATTTACGAGATCATCAGCACCCAACCCGGCGCAGGCAGTCGGATGCTTGAGATGCTAAAGGCAAAGGCGACGATCATTCGCGCCAAGTGTCCGCAGGATTTGGCCTCGAATGCGTGGTATGAGAAACGCGGGTTTACCTGCGTAGAGGTTGAAACGACGCGCAGCGGACGCCTGCTGAACGTCTGGCAACTATCATCCATATCACCCAACCCGTCAACATGGTCGACGACCCATGCGATCACGTCTGGAGCGATCCCGACATCATGGGAATCTTGAAATTTGCCCCATGCTATCGCTTGACAGGTATAACCATACCTGCTATACTATTGGAAGTGGAGGCAACAAGGACCCCACAGAAACGGAGAAGCAACCATGAACACAACTATCACAATATGTCACATGGGTAGCGGCGGGTTTATCGTCTGGGAAGGCGATGTGCGCGCCCAAAATGACGATGGCAGCGGCACGGATGAGTTCTGGGCAGGCGATGCAACCAAGTCCGCAGACGCCTTAGACATGATGGGCGAAGGCTTCGTAAGCGAAATCGAAGACCCTGCTATCCGCAGCGCGTGGGAAAGCGCGATTACGGCGCTGGGCGGCGAATCTACCCTAGACGTAGGCGCCGCTTTGCTGGAAGTCGAAAGCGGTGAAACCGTCATCAGCACGAGCAAAGGCGGGCGCTTTGCCCGCGTGGAAAAAGAGGGTGAGCTTTATCGCTTAGAGTTCGGCACAGACGGGCTAGGGCTTGATCGTGAAAATTCAGCGGCGGGGTTATATCCCCGTGAAGCGATCATTGAGCAAATGGCCGTATGGGGCAAGGGCGACGGTTGGGAAGTTCTGGTTTACGAATAGATACCATGCCCAACCCTAAGCAACCCCTTCACAGCATCCGCTTCCCAGTCACGCCGGACTATCGTGCGTGGCTGGAGAGCGCCGCAGGCGACACAGCCCTGACCGACTACATCGCGTCAGCTATCGCAGAAAAAGCCGCCCGCGATGCCATGCCGACGCCACCGCCGCGCACACACAGCACAACCGGCGTTCGTGTGGATTATCGTGAGCGCCAACAGGCCGCGCTCGAAGCCCCTAAAGATTAGGGGGCATTCCCCTATTGACAGGTATAGCTATACCTTATATACTTCTTTTATCAGTAGGCGCTTGGCCTACCCCATAGCGCGCAAGCGCAGAAAGTTGCCCTAAATGAACGCTCTCGCCCAAATCGCCCAACAAGAAAAAGCCCTAAACGCGCAACTGCGCGAGATCGGGATTTTCCATAACACGAACGACTTTCGGGCTACTGAGCGTTTTGCCTCATACCTGCGCCGTGATGATGTAGAGGGCAATATGCAGCACGCTCTGCGCCAAGCCGAATACGGCTTCAAATGGGCATTGGCAACAGGGCGCCTATCGGGCGATAAAGAAATGGCTCTACGCGCACTTTCGCCCTATGAGCGCTTCCGCATTATCGTTGACTGCGCCGTACACAAGTGTACGGAAGCTGATGTTTGCGCCTACTTGCGCGGTGAGCCTATGAAGCGAGCGAATCAATAGGGTAGGGGCGTTAAAAAGCCATCCCCGCGTGACAGCGCGGGGATAAATAGGGGGAAACCCCTAAGCGGTACAACGAAACTATCATACACTGGAGCCAGCGCGCTCCGTAGCCCAGATGGGCGGGAAGAAATATCATGAACGCAGAAATCGTAAAAGAGTTGGAAATTGCAAAGCAAGCTGCCTACGAAGCCGTCGCCCGCGCCCGTGCCGACGAAAAGAGTGCATTGGATCGCTGGAATGCCAGCGACCCCGGCGACCCAGATGACCCCACAGCGCAAGACCTGCGCGACCCCGCGCTATGGGATGTTTACGCCGCTAAAAGCAAAGTTACTGATGCCCTAGAGCGCGCTTGGCAGGCGATTGTAAGTGCAATGAAGGTGGTATTGCCAACCGTTGAATCAATGCCAGCGCCCGCTGATGAAGCCGAATTGCCAATTCGTGATTGGGCAGGCTTTAAGCCCGTTGCGCTCATTGAAGAAGATTAGTCCCCTGTAATCCCCATTACCTAGCCAAATCAAAAGCGCCCGATCCAGTTGGAGCGGGCGCACTGTATCCACTTCTATCTCCGTTGTGCAAGCTAGATTCCAGTTCGTGTATCGTTCAGCGTCAAACCCCACAGCGCGGCCAGCCCCGCCAATGCTGCATTCACATCACCCCCCGCAAAGATTTGCGCGGCAAGCTCTAAATCGCTCTGTGATAGCATGGTCGTAGTCAGCGGTAGCGCTACGCGGTCAATGTCTGCGGACATATCCAGATTGTACACGTCAAGCGTTCCTGCCGATGTCGGCTTAATGAATATGCGAGTAATCTCCCGCGTGGGCTTTGGCACATCGGTTAGGTTTTGGGCGTTTCGTTCATCTACAAAAGCGTAGCCTGTAGCCGCGCCTAGCACGTTAAACACGTTATCAAGCGTGGTATTGAGCGCAATAGCGGTAACGTCCATAAATCCATCACTGGCAGCAAACGCATAAGCGGATACCGCCAGATTGTTCGTCACAGGCTGAATATAGCGCGTGTTCGTTTCCTCATTTAGCAGTATTTGTATCACATCATCCCCCTAGTACGTGACAGTCCAACCTCGACTAACCAGCGCGGCAACCTGTGTAGCAATGACACCCGCGCTAGGATCGGCATTGCTACCGCCTACATTTAGCGTGCCGTTGCTCGTTCCGAACGCCTCAATAGCAATAATAACATTGTCCACTGCGCTTTGCGTCATAAGGATATTTTGACCGTATCGGTGTAACAATAAATACGTGAGTACAGTGTTAGCACCGAATACAACAGATGCTACATTTGTGTTGTAAAGCTCAATACGAGTTAAGAGCGGATTCCCACTCAGGTTTGCCACTCCAGATATTGACGTAGCGCCAAAAGCAGCCTGCACCAGCGCGGGGTTGGCACGAAGATCAAGCTCCCCAGAAAAATTATTCGCGAACATACCAATTGATGTCACCAGAGGGTTGCCACTAAAATCTGGCGTACCCGTTATACTATTAAAATTACAATTGATAGATGTGACTAATGGTAATCCTTTGAAATTTACATACGTCACATCGTCGTTTTGACAATCCAGTGTTCGCACGATGCTGATAGGATCAATATACCAAGGCGTGCTAACACCCGTCCCCGCTACTGACAGCGAATTTGTCGTGAACGTTTCCCCTGTTAACCCGTTGCGCCACGTCACTGTGCCGCCTGACGTGGTAACTGTGGGGTCAAACGTACCTGCGGTGTTGGTGATGATGAACGGTGTCGGCTCGCCAGCGCTGTAGTGCCTTAGCACCCTCATTGCTCTGCTTTGCTGCATCGGCGCTAATCCTTCGCAAGAAATTCATTGCGAATAGTATATCACAGTACCGCGCAGGCTGACATCGGTTTGCCAGCGTTGACAATAGCGCTATACGGGGGTATCCTGAGCGTGTGGAAGAAACAGCATTGCGGACTGCCCTTTTTGTAAACCAAAACCACTATAGGAGCCTAAACCATGAGCGCGCCTATCCAGATTTCGCTGTGGGCAGGTAGTGAGTTCGGGGGCTACGAGCCGCGCTCGGTGAAGCTCATGCGTGCGTCCCTTCAGCACGCGGGATTCTTACCAGACCGCAGTAGCCTAGTGCGGGTTGAATGGCGGCGGTTGGCAACCCCCCCGCCCCCGCCGCGCACGCAATGGCACGGTGTTCTTATCCTCATTGAAAATGAGCAGGTACAGGTTTCGTCTAAAGTCACCTACTCGCAACCTGCCCCGCCGTTTGTCGCAGAGCGTATTGAGTTTGGCCGGGGCAAAGAGTTTGCCCGCGCCAAGTACACCGCGCAGATGCTACGCAACCGTCTAGCGCTACACAACCTGAACCCCGCAGGTTTTGACCTGCCAGAGTGGATCAACGAAGTTATCTAGCCCCGTACACCCCGCAAGTATTGTGTTTGACAATATCTCTTGTAGGGTGTATCATCGTCAAAAAGGAGTGTAACAGACCATGAACTACTACCAGAGCAACACGGGCGGCGTTGACCCCGCCGAGATTCAGAACGCTGGACAGGTCTTTGACCTTCCTGCGCCGCGCAAGCAAAACGTGTTTCGCGTGCGCGTTCTGGTTCCCGATGAAATCGGCGTTGCCAATCCGTCTTATCGCGCCAAGAGTGTTTTGATTAGCCTTCAGCATGTGGCGTACATCGTAGAGGACGAAATCGGCATGGCGTCGGGTCGCACCTTTCGCACTGACGGTTTCCCATCAGCGGAGTTGATTGCCGCTTTTGAGGCGTGGTAATCATGCCAGTAGAAATCGTTGCAACACGGCTGAAAGCACTCCCCCACTGGAAATACGCGGTGAGCGACTATGTTCACTGCATTTTAGTGAGGGAACCACGCAAGGGGCGCTGGATGACGGTCATACCCGCGCCAATGGTACTGGAACTTGGGCATGAGGCGGGAACGCGCCATTGTCAGATTGCGAAACAACTGCACGACGCGCTTTCGAGCGCAGAAACTTACTTGAAAGAGGCGCACGGGCTTGATGTGCGTCTATCAGCGGAAGGGATAGGTATATGAGCAATAAAGACGCTAACCGAATCTACTGGAATATGACTCGGCATATTCCCCCAAAGGGTCTGCACGAGCATCTAGCCCTATTGGGCTACGAGCTAGTGGAGCCAAACAGCGGTGAATACATCATCACCCCAGAACCCAGCGCAAACGCCGTGCGGCGCGTCCGGCTGGCAGGCGTTGAAACGGTGATCCTTGACCCAGAAGTATCACCCGATGCAGCAAATAGATGGGCGGAGACTGAGTTTCAATGCCTTGTCCCCGTTTTTGAAAGCGAAACAGCACGGAACACGTTTCGCAGCGGCAAAAGTTGGGAAGGATGTGTATTGAAAAAAGTGGAAGGAACCGAGTTGCAACTTGCGGCGTGGCCGTCCCGCGAAGCGATTGCACCTGCACCAGACCAAAAGACTTTGGCCGACGAGTTCGTAGATTGGGTTGAAACGCGGTTCGGTTTTGGCTACTTGACCGACGCCCATTTTAAGGACTCCCCTCTTTTGCAAGAGCTATTGAAGCAAGCATTGAAGCCGCTGGCAACTTCCCCACAAGATACCCCGTTTGATCTGGGGGTTGATCTTGGCTAAACGCACGGTTAAGCCCAAAGACACAAACGCCGCCGCTGAACGCAAGAGGCTACTTGAAGATGCTGTTGAGGGGACGACAGCACATAACGGGGCGATCTATGAGTGCCAGTTTCACCCCTATCAAGCGTGGGCGTTTGATGTCGCGTTCCCAGAATGGCATATTGCCATTGAAATGGAGGGCGGATCACCCTTCAACGGCACGTCGGCACACGCACGCGGGCGGTTCCTTACCGACATGGGCAAGTACAACCAAGCGTTGATCTTGCAATGGCAAGTGATCCGAATGGGGTGGATCAACTTTGATGGGCAATATCTCGCGGATATGGTCAACTATCTGGTAGAAGCCCGCCGTCGCGCTGGTTGGCGGCAAGGGGTATTTGCCCATCTCTACCCTGAAACCTATGTCGTCATGAACGACGGCACAGGTCACATGCTGGGGCAACCGTCCCATCACTGGAACAAATATACTTGGTTCGCATGGAACAAACGAACCAACACCGAAATGAGCCGGGTGAAGGAAAAAAGCGACGGCGAATTTAACCCGTCGCCCGAATGGGATGTAGGCTTCTGGCGTCCCGGCGGCAAAGTTAAAACGGCATGGTACGCCCATCCCTACATTCCGCCTGCCAGTGAAGTGAAACACGTCTGGGTTAGCCGCACGGCCACCCACCTGCCATTGCTCGCAGCACACGTCAACCTGAACCGCCTAAGACAACAAATCGCACACAAAGAGAGAGTGACACCGTGACACCGCCCAAGCAAACGTTGAACCCAGCAATCAGCTATATTGACCTCAACACCATTCACCGCAAGTTGCAAGAACGTTACCCCGATCAAGCGATTTTGTGGCGCTGGGTGACATATATGCGTATTCAAGCGAAAAAGGCAGGCTTACCATCCTACATTCAGGGGGGGAAAGTCGTATTCGCTGAATCGCAAATCATCCCGTTCGCCATTCGCCTGCGCGAAGAACATTCATCGCTGTCAACGACTGCTATTGGTTGGTCGCATATGGCACCAGAACAGCGCGACGGTTGCTACGCGCTTAAGTACGGCGGTGAGTCGGGCATTGTCCTGAGTGTCGAACGCATTGAGGGAGAGCCACAGCGCGTGCTTGTCCGTTTTCAAGGTAAGAACGCCGTCATTGAGGCAAACATCGGCGCGATTAAGCGGCTTGAGTACGTTTGTGAGGATCACGGAACCCCGTCGGTGAAGCAATCGCCGCTGGCGGCTGACCGAGACCTGATGAAGCAGCTACGACTGCTCATTATCGGGGACAGCATTCGGCTACCCGACGGCGGGATCATTCGCCGTTACGCAACGGCAATTACGGTTAGGGCTAAGGACAAGCCGGAGCGCGTGTTTCACCTGACCAGCGGCGTCAACGAGGAACGGGTGTTCCGTGACATTGTGGAATATTGTCGGATTTAGCAGGTGACGTTGTACGGGGGATTGCTCCCGTGCTACAATACTCATGCCAATAAAGGCAAATCCCCCGCGATAAACGGGGGAAGCAAACAGAAGGGTACAATAGGGGTCACAAGACTCCCCTATTGTACCTGAAATCGGCGTAAGACGCCAATAGGTGTGAGAAATGTCAAGCAAACCCTATGTAGCACCGAAGTTCAACTACAGCCAAGTCCCCAACGATTACCTAGACTGGATTATGCCAACGCTCTCCCCATCGGAACACGTTGTCATGACCTATATGTTTCGGCAAACTATCGGGTATCACGAACTCAACCGCCACCTAACCCTTGAAGATTTTGAGCATGGTCGCAAGCGGAGCGATGGGACGCCGTTAGACGCTGGAACGGGGTTATCACGCCCCACGATACAGAAGGCACTTAGGTCACTTACCGATCTAGGGTTGCTATCTTCTCAAGATGAAGGGGATGCCGCCCGCATTCGTAGAACCTACTGGATTATCTATCCAACCATTGAATCAGGGGTAAAGAATTTTTACCCCCAAACGGATTCAGGGGTAAAGAATTTTTACCCCGGAGGGCAAGAATCTTTACCCCGATCAGAGAAAGATACCTTAGAAAGAAACTCAGGCGACTTGAAAGAAAGGCAGATGCAAGCATCTGAGAACTCCGACCACTCCCCCGAAACGAAAACCGCCCAAGAACAAACAACGTCTGTTGTTGAAGGAATAAGACTGAGCGTACAACTAAGTGAGCAGCAGGTACTACCCCACCCCCCCATTGCGGAAGCCCCCCCCTCCCAAAAGCCCAAAAAGCCGCTAACAAATCACCAACAACTCGTCGGTGCGGTTGCTAATAATATGGGATTGGGCTTTGCCCCGTCCGCCAAAGAGGTTCAGTCGCTTAAAGCCGCTCACGCTGATAAGGTCACGACGGAAGCGGTGGAAGCGTACTTTGAGTGGTACGCAAAGGAAGTGCCGGGGTTCAATTTTCCACGCGGCAAGAAGTTTGCTGAGTGGTTCGGGAAGTATCTTGCCGTAGCACCTGCGCCTGTTGTCGAAGGGCAATCCCGCTACACAAGCGATAGTTTTGAATTGCCTGAATTAGGTACGAAGGGAGACTGAGAAAATGCTACTGGATGACAGAACCTACGACCAACTGAACGGTTGGAATTTAGACGTTTGTAGCGTCTGCGGGGGACGTGGCTCGATTTTCGTTTCTGGCAAGCAAACCCCTTGTCAGGAATGCCCCGCAGGTCAACGCTATGCGGCTAATTTGGCGCTAGAATACGTTTCGCGTGTCAATAGCCCCGCGTTGTTCAAAAACGCAAAATTGACCGATTTTGACGAAATGCGCGGCAAGCAAAATGCCGTTGCATTGTGCCGTGAAATTTTGGATGGGAATCGCAAGACTGTCGTGCTGGTCGGCGCATATGGCACGGGCAAAACGCATATGATGTGTGCCGCGCTGCACGAGATTGCGGGCAAGGGGATTTTAAGCCGCTACACCCGCGTGAGCGCCATGATAGATACCATCAACGCGGCCTACGGGAACCCCGAACTTATCGGGGAAGATGAAAAGCGCAAATACATGCTCTTGCCTGCGCTGGGCTTAGATGAAATGGGACTATCGAAGGTGTCTGAAGCCACGTTGCGAGTCGTTGAGGATGTGATACGGGAGCGCATGGACGAAGGGCGTATCACGATACTCACGACGAACTACACACAAGCGCAGGTTCAGACGGTTTGGGGTGAGCGGATCACGTCTCGCCTGCGGGCGGCGGCATGGGTTGAGGTTGGGGGCAACCTCATGCGTAAGCAACTAGGAGTGATGCCAAGTGAATAGCCCACAGAAGTTGCCTATGCCAGATCAACTCTACGATGAAGAAATGGAACGGGTGGTATTGGGGTCAATGTTGATTGACCCAAAGCTAGTTTTACTCTGTGAAGGGAAAATCCTTCAGCCAGATGACTTCTACCTAGAACGTCATCGCTGGTTGTGGGACGCTTTGGTTTCACTGACAAAAGAGAGCGTCCCGATTGACTACACCACCCTACGGCACTACATGGGTGGGAAGGGGCAGTATCAGGCGATGGGTGGCGATTTATACCTAAGCGACCTGTTCGCTTTACCGAGCGGGATTCACGGGGAAACTTACGCCCGATTGGTGGCCGCCGACGGCGCACGTAGACGCCTGCTAGAATACGGTCACGCCGTCCACACGCTTGCCGTGAGCAAGGAACTATCCGCTACCGAAGCGCTTGAGGAAGTCAGCCGTAGGCTTGTGAAAGTCACAGCGTCCTATCAGGTAGAGTCAACCCGACGGGACGCAATGGAACTTTCGCGGGATTGGATTGCGATGTATGAGGCGCGCAGTGTCGCGCCGGAACGAAGGGGCGGCTTTAGTGGGCTAATGTCAGGGTGGAGAAACCTAGACCAACTTACGGGCGGCTTGGAGCGCGGGCAGTTCGTCATCGTTGGCGGACGCCCCGGCATGGGCAAATCGGCGTTTATGCTGAAATGGCAGCTTAATTCGGCGCGTCTGGGGATCAAGCCCCACAGTCTGTACTATTCGCTCGAAATGTCGGCAGAAGAATTGCACACCCGTCGCGTTTCGATGATGTCTGGGTTGACCAGTAGTGCGCTTAAACAACCGCTGGACGAGCATCAATTCGTGCGTGTCTACAATGCCCTAGAGGTTCTCTCGGAGTTGCCAACCGACACCGACGACAAGCCCAATATCACAGTAGATAAAATCCGCACTGACTTGGAACGGCTCCAGCGCATATATCCTTTGGATATGCTGTACATAGACTACCTGCAATTGATGAGCGCGCCCGGCTACGGCAATAATCGCGTGCAAGAGATTGCTTACATCAGCCGCACGCTTAAGGAAATCGCCCGCGAATACAACGTCGCTATCGTTGCTGGAGCGCAATTAAATCGTTCGGTGGAACAGCGCGCCGACAAGCGTCCGCAACTGAGCGACCTGAAAGACAGCGGCAGCTTAGAGCAGGACGCCGATATAGTGATGTTCCTCTACCGGGATGTGGTCTACAACGAAGCGACTGAGAACCCCAATCAGGCCGACGTGATTGTAGCCAAGCATCGCAACGGGCGAACCGATACGATTCCCCTTTACTTCGATCCTACGACTATGGATTTTGTGGAAGGAACACGGCAAACGATAACGTTTGAAGGGTTTTAGTGGATCGGGTATCCTGAATGCGTTGAAGAAGTGCATTTGTTGTGTGTGGATTGATTCCAACAAAGACCGCCGAAAGGCGGTTTTTGCGTTCATGTGGGGCAATGTCCATAGCTTCTATTTGACAATCTGGAAAACCAGTGGCATAATAAGCCCGTTAACTGACAAAAGGAACTTTAACAATGGTTTCAGATTGGGTAGCCGATGTAGATATGAAACCGCATCACCTATCGGTGTTGGTGTGGTTACAAGCACTCGCAAACCGCTATCGCACTACCGATAATCTTACGCTGATTTTGGCGTTGGGCGCAAAAGACGGCGGTACTCGGTTGCTGGCTCACTTGGATTATCCAGATAAAGACGCTGAGATTCCAAGCAAGATCACCATTGAAGCCCATCCGTTAGGGGAACACAAGGGGCGCTATGTTTGCGAGATCAACACCGATGACCCTGAGTGTGCTTGGTTCAAGGTGATTGAGGGGCGCATTACAGCGGCTATGGCGGTGACGATACGCGCCTATTGGCACGAGAGCGCCAACGGCGTCCCAGCGGGTTTGGGGCATGGGCAACTTCGTCGGGGCGGTATTTTCGCCCCCGCACACCTAAAAGGTCGGCGCGATTAATCAGGTAATGTCCCTTGACCCTACGTGCGCGGATTTTTCCTTGAGTAATGTGGTCTTTCAGCGCACGCGGCGTCATATGCACCAGCGGGGCAGCCTGATACTCGGTCAACATCTGAGAGTCGGAATCCGTCCATTCGTGGATAACGCAACGCAGGTCGGCTCCAAAACGGATAAGCGTCACCCTAACGGGCAGGCCGGAAGCGTTGACGATTTTGATAGGGGTCATAGCGATGTTGCGCTTGATGACCCGCTTTTGCCCGATGTAGCCAATTACTTCGGGCAGGTATTCATAGAGGGACGCCCCGTATAGCTTGTAGCCGGAGCGGGTAGGTTTCCAGTCTCGCAGTAGTAGCCCACTCACCCACCTAGCGGTATGGGGCGGCGTAGGAACCCAGTTTCCCGCATAAGTTTTGCTAAAGACGCCCGACGGGGTGAGGCTGTACATTTTATCGTTTAGTTGGAGATAAAGCGCCATGAGCAATAATCCTAAGCAAGCACCAAAGCCGACAAACGCCGCCGTCAAGGGGCGCGTGGTGAAAATTGGCGGCGAAACGTATCACAATGGCGAAAGCGCCGCTCAATATCTTAGCATAGATTCGGTCACGGTGATTCGCCGCCAAGCACAGCGCGACCCGACCAGCGTGCCAAAAGGCATGAAGCGCTACCACATCAAGCGTTCTGGCAGCGCAAGCTGGAACATTGTCAGTTCTGTACCGATCTCTGATGTAAGTGTGGGCTTGTATGGACATAGCTGGCTCAAAGAGTCGGATATGAAAGCCTACTTGCAGATGCACGAACGCAAGACGCCCAAAGTCACGTTACGGACTGCCCTGCAAATCGGCATCACCAACGATATGGGTAACAGTCGTTGGTACATCGGGATCGGTAGCCCGCTGTTCTATGCGCCGGTATTGGCGATCAAGATTGTGCCAGATGACGGGTACAAATACGCCGTAAGTTACCGTACTATCGGGGGCGAAATCGTTGAGGAAACCATGAACTGCAACCGTCAAGTTTTCAGCGCCATAGCGATAGGCCGTTCGTAGTGGACGGTTTACGACCTGCCTTGCGCTACTTAGGGAGCAAATGGAGACTCGCTCGGTGGATCGCGGGCTTCTTCCCGCCCCACATAGACTACTGCGAGCCATTCGGGGGAAGCGCGAGCGTCTTGCTGCAAAAGCCGCTTTCTGACATAGAAAGCTACAACGACTTAGACGGGGAGCTAGTCAACTTTTGGCAGGTGCTAAGGACTGACACTGAAAGTCTAATCCGTCAAATTGATCTCACGCCCTACAGTGAACAGGAGTGGCGTGAATCGTTTGCGCCGGCGGATGACCCGTTAGAGCGCGCCCGCCGCTTTTACGTGCAGTCTTGGATGAGCTTCACCCCATTCAGGATTAAATCAGGGTGGCGGCAAGAGCGCAAGCCGAACAGAAGCTACTTAATTCAGCGTGATGAATTTGCGCGCACGGAACATCTTTGGTTTGTTGCCAAGCGGTTGAAGTGCGTGCAGGTCTACAACCGTGACTACCGAGAGGTGATTGAATATCACAACACCGCCGATAGCGTTTTATACGTTGACCCGCCCTACTTGCACAGCACTCGCACTAACCTGCAGGCGCGCTACCTTAACGAGATGAACGATTCGGATCACGTTCAATTGGCCGAAATGCTACACGCTACCAAAGCGTCGGTGATCCTCAGCGGCTACGATAACCCGCTGTACGCCGAACTCTATCAGGGTTGGGGTTGCGAGTCGAAAACGGCCACAACCAACGGGAACTCTGTTTCGGTTGAAACAGTTTGGGTCAATCCCGCCGCAATGTCGCGGCAGGTGAAAACGCTTCGTTTGCCGGGGTTTGAATAAAAGAGGTTAACCGTGTTGAGCAACGATGATTGCGTAGCAGGCGTAGCAACGTGGGTCACAGTGTTAAGCGAGAACCCCCACCGGGCGGTTATCTCGCTTGAGGGCGGTCAAGCCGCATGGTCAAGCGACCCTGCAATGACCGAAGCGGTCAAGAGTGCTTTGGCGACCTACGAGAATCCGCCGCAAGTGCTTTGTGTCATAAGCAAAAGGCACGATAAACAGTTCGTTGAATTAAGGGCGCTTATGCCAGATAAGGACACTACGCCATGATAACGGTAGAGGAATTTATCAGCCGCTATAGCTGGATGTGGGCGAAGCCTGCCCCCACGCTTTTGCCCTACCAGAACTACACCCGTCCGAAGTTAGAACCCGTCAAGGAAAAGGGGTTTGACGAAACCGATTCCGCCGAGATTGAGTGATGCGAAACACGTTTTGCGTCACGGTTTGACAATATATAAAATCGCAGGTATAATGATGCTGTAAACAGTAGAGGAAAGGTAGGAAGTACAATGACTGATAGTAACGCACTAACCCCGTATAACCCAGATAATGCAGTAAAAGCCAGCAGGATTGATCTAGCGCAGGTCAAGCGTGACCGTTCGTTCATGACGATGACGGCCTTAGAAGCCGAACGGCTGATGGTGGCTGCCCGCATGTATGCAGAGAGCCAATTGAGTATGCGGGGGTTTGGTCAGAACCGCAAACCGCTAACCGTGCAAGATGTTTGGAGCATTATGGTCAAAGGCTACGAGGTCGGGTTTGAGCCAATGGCTTCAATGGATTTGGTTCACCTGATTGACGGGAAACCGACAATCGCCCCGCAGGGCATGTTAGCCCTAGTCTACGCATCGGGTTTGCTTGAATCTATCAAGATTGAGGGCAACGAACAGCAATGCGTTGTGACCGTCAAGCGCAAGGGGCAGCCTGTACACGTCGAAACCTTCACCCGCGCCCACGCCGTCGCTATGGGCTTGGATGATAAAGCCAACTGGAAGAAACAGTTTGCCGTGATGCTACGTTGGCGTTGCATCAGCGCGGCCTTTAGGCTAGTGTTCCCCGATATTATTCAGGGGATGTATACGCCAGAGGAACTACAGGCAGATGGCATTGTAACTGACGAAGGGGACTACATTCCGACGGCGATGATGCCTGATTCCCCGCAAAACCTATTGCCCCCTCCCCCGTTGCCGAATGAAACGCCGTTGCCCGCAGCCGAACCGATCTTTTGGGAAATAGCGGCAATCTACGCTGGGCAGGGGGTTTACCGAATCCAAAATCCTGAGAACGCAGAACAATTCGCCACTGCCAGTAACCTCAAGGCATTCGGCGTTCTTGCGGCGCATGTGGGAACAAAGACAGATGCTTGGTACGACCTTCCCTACTGCCTTCCTGTTCGCGTTTTGCTTGACACCGCAACGGATACCTTTTACGTCGTTGGGCATAAAATCCCCGACGAACGCAAAATTGGCACGAACCCAGCAGACAATCTCTCGGTGCAGGTTGAAAATTTCAAGTTGGTGCTAGATGAACTGAAAAACCCGCAAGTTGTCATCTTAGTTGACGAGCATGAAATCGTTGCAAGCGCCGGGACGGTTGGCGCTTTGGGTATCGGTAGCGCCGATCTCGTTGGCGGTTGGCGCACTGGGGACGAACTCTACGGCGAATACCAGTTGAAGAACCCGATTCGCCTGCACATCACCCGCCGCTTGACGGGTTCCGATGAACCCGAATGGAACATTGTTAGTCCTATCCGTTTATAACTCACCCTTGAAAGGGGAATATCATGGCTGAAGCAGACATCCTCAATAAAATTGCCGTGCGGCTTGCACGGATTACCACCGCCCTAGAAGTGAAACCCGCGTCTGCGTTCGTGGTGTTGGAACCATCGCCCGAAAGCTACTACACGTTTAAGCCCCCGTTTGCAGTTGCCTTAACCCAGATCGTTCGGGTTGAGTACAATCGCGGTCAATGGGAAGTGTCCCTGATGGGGGGGATTTATGGTGAAAGCGCAGTCGTAAGCGAGGTTGCTGTTTCCAACGGTGAAGAAGTGTGCGCTGCTCTTGGCATTGACCCTGCGCGGCTGATGACTAGCACGCCTGCGATGGAACTGACAGTTGCGAATAAGTGACCGTAGTGGGCGTTACTATTGGTGACGCTCACCGTTCTGTAAAAAGCCAAACGCCCCATAATTCGGGGCGCTTGGCGCTTTCCCAACCACAACCAACCGTTTCTTCTTGATCGGCTTATACCTTAAAAGGGAGCATCGCATGTCAGATAGAGTCTATTCCGTACTGGCAAAGTTTTGTTACTCGTGGGAAACCTATGAGGATGGGCTAACCTTCACCGACGCGCACGTACTGGCGCTCGAAAACTCAAAAGAAAACCGTGACACCCTGTACACCGTATCGGGCGACGACCTAGAAACCCCTACCGATAATCTGTACTACGGCGGCGTGAAGTACACGCCTGCGCCACCAGAGGCCGTCGCGCCGAAGCCCGCCGACCAACCCGCCCTAAAGGTCAGCACGGACTTTTACGACTCGGCGCGGAGACCTGACGAAACGTTCGCGGACTACGTGGCGCGGCTCGGAACGGTCACGGGGAGCGATCAATCATGATTCACGGATCGCTATTCAGCGGGATCGGGGGCTTTGACCATGCCTTTGATCTCGTCGGTGTTCCAACCGCGTGGCAGGTCGAATGCGACAAGTACGCCCGCGCTGTGCCAGTAGCAAGGTGGATAGCCGAACGGATTGTAGCCGTAGAAGAAGGACGGAACTCATGAACTACCAAGCCAACAAAACTCGCTGGAAGATCGGTGACATTGTGATTCATGACCTTGACGCGAAAGAGCCGAAGATGCTCATGCGCGTGACGGGCTACAAGCCCGACGGTCAATGCGTTACCCAATACGCTGCATCACCAAGCAATTCGGTGATGTATGTCAACGACCTAGCCGCGCTGCACGACCCCGCGCAGTTCGGTATTAATCCTGAATGGGGAACCTACGGGATCACCCATCAAGGAATGATACAAGAGGATTGGGAACTAGTACGGCGGTTCAATCACAAGCACCCCGTCGGGACTCAAGTGTATCGCAAGGGCGCGCAGGTTGTAACGGTCACAACGCAAGCCGCTACGATGATCTTGGGTTGGGCTAGTGTCATGACGGCGCGCTTTGGCGTGCAACATCTACGAGACTTAAAAGTCTATCAGAAGGGCTAACGCAACATGATCTTCACGCCAGATCACATTCAGATGATACAGGACGGGATAAAGGTCGAAACCCGCCGACGGCTGAAGGAAGGCGCAACGTTTCTTGCTAAGTTGTGGGGAGAGAAGCCCGCCCCAGTCTCCCCGCAACTCATTCTACTCACCCCGCCTGAGCAAGTTGAGATTGTGTCGGTTTGCTCTAAGTCGGGGCGGGCAATCTACACTGTTGGGCATGAGTACACCTTACAGCCGGGGCGTGGCATGGTCGGCAAAGGCGCGATTCGCCTTCTCGCTATCCAGCTTCAACGCTTGCGGGCGATGGCCGAAACCGACGCACAGGCCGAAGGCGGCTACACACTGGATGACTACCGCCAAGTGTGGACGCAGATCAATGGCGCATGGGACGGCAATGAGACCGTTATCGTTTACCGTTTTCAACGTTTGCCGATGGTTGAAAAAGAAGCCGACAAAGGGGATTCTCAGTGAATGGCTTGCGTTTGATAAACCAACAGATGAGGAAATTTAGCGTATAATAAAGACTGGCAGGAAATTGAGGGGTCGCCGCCCTCACCCTAGAGTTATAGTAAAAGTTGAAATTGAAACCGAGTGTAACGGAAAACCCCGCTCTCTCTTGGGCGGGGTATTTTTCAAACAGAGATCGGGTATGCAGGTGAAGATGCCTAAGATAACAGAGGATTGTTAAAGTGACACTTTGCTACGCTTGCGTTTTGATGTATACTGGATGTATGCAAAAGTTTACTCGTTGTATACAGAAAGAGGTGCATGATGGCAAAATTTGCTTTAGACATTGGGCGCGCAAACGTGAAAGTCTACTGCCCGACACCTAATGGCGCTCGTGGGTTGAAACAATTCGGGATGCCCAGCATTGTCGCGGTGATTAACCGCGAAGTATGGGAGCGTGATAGCAACGGCGGTTTGCCGCCAGATGGGTTCATTCAGATCGGCAAGCGCTACTACGTAGTTGGCGAACGCGCCAAGCAGTATGGTGGCGATTACAAGATGGAAACAAGCCGCCTCACCTCCCCCGATTTTTATTTGCCGTTGTTGATGTACTCGTTAGCCATGTCTACCGAGAACGGGAGCGAAAGCAAACCTATTCAACTTATCTTAGGGCTTACCTATAGCTCTGGTGACTACAAGGCGTCAAAACAAATGAAGTCGTTCTTGTTGGCAGATCGCCCCGATGCCAAAAATGAATCGCTTGTGCGTTCTTGTGTGACCCGTCGAGGGGTTAGCTACTTCAACTTTGTGCGGAACGATATTTCGCTGTTTGATGAACCTTTCGGCACACTATCTTATCTGCTTTGGGATGAGTTAGGCCAACCGCGTAAAGATGCTGGGTTGCGGGAGTCTCTTTTGATTCTTGATAACGGAGGCCACACCATAGATGTGGTTCCCGTTCACAGTAGTGGCGGTTTAACGGGGCGTATTTACTCCCCGCAGCTATCGCAGGTGCAATCCTTGCGTGAGGGCGTGTTGACCTATCAGGCGGGGCTGTGGCAAGAACTACGTGAAGCCCATTGGTCAAAGCTCAAGGACATGGTTCAAGACCCCGACCAGTACAAACTGGATGAGATTCTACGCACGGGGCAGATCGTCTACGGTACAACCGCCATTGATGTGTCTGCTATAACCAACCGTCGCAAGATGGCAATGGCGGCAGCGATTTACGAAAATCTACGCGGGTACAGCCCGCTAGACTACGGGCAAATATTTTTAACGGGTGGCGGCTCACATTTCATCTTCAAAGAAATTGCGCGCCGGCTTCCAGACTTTGACGTGAGGTTAGCAATGTCCGACACTGCGGATCAAAGCACTATTCAGTTTGTCAACGCACGGGGCGTAGCACGATTGTTAGCGGCTGTCTATGGCGGGCAGCAAGTAGGGGGGTAGCTATGAAACAAAGGGTGGTCAGCATTCGTTTGACGGAGGAAGAATCTGCTCTGTGGGATAGCTGGAAGCGCGACGGGGCGACAGATGCCGCCGTGTTCCGATGGCTTGCCGCCAATTACGCGGACGCGCACGGCGTCCCTGCCCCCGCTGGAAGCGGGGGCGGCACGCTAGTGGCAAATATCGTGAAAGCGATTCGCCGCGAAGTGTTGCCGATCTTGCAGCACGAAATCAGGGCTATGCTGGTCAGTGGTATACCTATGCAAGCCGCCCCACCTGCGCCGACGCCATTTAGCGCCGGTGTAGGTGGGTTTGTACCACAGCAACGGGTTATAAATGAGCAAGCGGCGGTTTTGTTTAATCGTCATGATGACGGTGAAGAAGAACTCTGGGAAGGCGCATTAGATGACGACGTTGACTAAAAGAGAACAAACGATATTCAGTTACGGCGCGGGGGTGCAATCTACGGCGCTTATGGTGCTTATTGCACAGGGCAAAGTACCGCGTCCAGACGCTTTTGTATTTGCCAACGTGGGTAAGGACAGTGAAAAACCTGAAACTTTGGAGTACCTTGAATCGTATGCGCGCCCATTTGCGGCGGCGCACGGCATTGAGATCGTGGAGGTTCAGCACGAATATAACGGGCAGCCCGAAACAATTCTTGAACACATTCGACGCACAAAGCGAAGTATACCTATCCCCGCGTTTATGAAAAACGGCGCGCCCGGCAACCGCACCTGCACGCAGGATTTTAAGGTCAAGGTTGTGGACAAGTGGATTAAGGCGCAGGGAATCACCCACGCCACGATCCAGTTAGGCTTTTCCATTGACGAATTTCGACGCACGGCAACAAAGTCTACTGAATATCTACCAGTCACCAAGCGCTATAGCAAGCGTTTTGCGTGGCCGCTGATTGATCTAAAACTGACGCGCCTTGATTGCATGAATATCATCACTGGCTCAGGATTGCCAGTGCCGCCGTCGAGCTTGTGCTGGTGGTGTCCTTTCCACACGCGCGGGGCATGGGTAGACAAGAAGCGCGAAAAGCCAGAGGAGTTTGCCGCTTGTGTGGCGTTGGAAAACGAAATAAACGTCAAGCGGGTATCATTGGGTAGAGATAGACGCTATCTCTACCCAATGACGGGCGGCGTTATGCGTCCGCTTGAACAGGCCGTAGGCAATCAATTGCCACTCTGGGAGTTGTTTGAGGAAACTTGCCCATCGGGATATTGCGGTTTATAAAACGAAAGATACCAGTCCGTGATTGAAGCCTCTAGTATCATCACATCAGACCAACAAGCCAAACTAGACGAATATAAAGCCCGAATCCTGCCCCTACATGGGGCAGTAGTGTCTACCATCGTTGAAATCGGCATACTGTTGTCGGAAGCGAAACGTGTTTTGCATGACGACAACAAGCTATTTCAACGATGGGTGCAGTCAGAGCTACGCTTATCCACCACAACCGCACAAAATTACATGCGCGTGGCAAAGCGTGGCGGCGATGCCATTGGGCTGCTAGGCGAACGGCTATCGCTCAATGGGGCATATGCCTATAGCGGCACGACGATGACCGTAGAGCAACGGGAGCGCGTTTTAGAGGCGGCTAGTCAAATGCCCTCTCAATCCATCAACAGGGAATTCGTCCACGCGGCGGCAACGGTTCCAGCGCACGTTATGGAATCTGTGATAGACGGAAGCATAGCGGTCAGGCAGGCGGCGCAAATTGCGGCGGCGATGAATCGCAATGCTTCGCTCGGTGAGGCCGTGACTCGCTGGCAGCTTTCCGACCCTGCACTAATTCTGATGCTGGCAGATCACACCCAGACCCAAACGTTTCGGGACGCCGTAGAGGATGGGCAACTAAACTTCGAGTCTGGGCAATCTATTCCGATACGGCTATCAACGCCTGCCGACTGGCAGAAAATGCTGGATGAAGCCCAACGGCGTCATCTGCGAGAAGCCTATCAGGACAAGTTTGATGTAATGCTGATGACGGCGACTGTGACAACAACTGAGGACGGCGAAATTATCATCCGTCCTCATGCTTCAGTAGGGGGACTGCTAGGGAAAAACATTAGCCTGCGGATTGAAGTGCTACGTTAGCGGGTCTTGATCTTCTTTGTCAAGATCGGCGGTGATTTCTACCGCCCTGTCTGTAAACTCATCTACGGCAATCACAATCCCTTGAATAAAGTCCTTCGTCGCCGTAGTAATTGGCAGTGAATGGTAGGCTTGGTTCGCCAGTTTGGAATTTTCTTTCAGGGTGCTGTTAACGATTCCGAATAGCCCAACCCCGCCCGCAAGCACAATCGTCACCAGCGCGCCGACAACGGCAAACACGACGTTGCGAATGTCCGTTGGAGACAGGATCGCGTCGGGGGTCGCTGAGGGGGCTTCCACTAAAGCATCATTCACTGCGCTAGTGGGGTCAACGGCGACCACTGGGGTGATTTCATCTTGTGCGAGCGCACGGGAAGCGGCGCACAATGCCACGATTACAATGATGAGAATTGCCAGTCTATTGCTCATGCTTTTTGTTGTTCCTCTCGTTTTCTTTACGCTCTATCTTATCATGTAACGATTGAACTTGTTCTTCGAGTTCGGCAATGCGCCTGTCAGCCTTTCGTTGATGTTGGGCATAGTCCGATAAGCGTGCGCTCTGTTCATCCTCCGCCCCAGCAAAATAGGCCGCAATGAAAAAGGCAACCGCCACAACAAACACAACCCGCAAGCCTGATGGGAGTGCGTTGAATAGGTCGGTGATCCACTGCCATTCATCACGAATTTGGGTCAATCGGAACCTCCAACTTTGCTAAACGTTCGTTGGCAAGGTTCAGGGACTCTCGCACGGCGGCATATTGAAATTCTGCGCGGATGGATTTTAACCCCAAAGCAGCCAACGTCAACACATAGAGCGTTGCTACGCTCCCTAGCGCGTTGATGATCCCCGCCCAAGTCCCATACCCCAGCCCAACCGCGTAGAGGATAGAAGGGGCAACGCAGGCCATGTAGACGTAATGGTTGCGTCGTTGTGCCAACAGGAAGCCACAAAACTGAAACACTGCCACTGTGACCCAGTAGGGGATTCCAAACACCTGTTGGATTGCGTCCAGCCCTGTCGTTACTGTTGGCGGTAAAGTGAACTGTAGGATCGTAAACAGTAGCGATGCCACGAGGTAAAACGCGGCAAAGATGAGATGTGATTCGGCCTTGTCCACCAACATGACGGCGTAATCCAGCAGTCGGGGAACCCCGCGCCAAACACGCGGGGTTCCCCTTGCGGCTTGCTTGAGGGTGGCGGCCATCAGTTCGTCACCTCTAGGGCTAGAATTTCATCGGCTTGCGCCTGCGTGATCCAAGCACGCGACACGGCTCTCTGCACTTGTTCTGCCGACCACTTGCCGGATACGTACCAACGCTTGATTGCATTAAACCAGACCATTATTGCCCCAAACTTTCTGCGGCCAATGCCGCTACGATGGCTTCAAGTTCGTCTATCCTAGCATCTGAGTCTAGCAATGCCAACGCAGTTTCAGCCAAGAGCGCGTCCGTTGCATCCTCCTGAAACGCTGGCAAGGGCAGGGTATCGGCTTCAATGTCTGCCAAAATTTGATTAAGATGTTCTTGTGTGTCTGCCGCAACCACATAGCTCCCCGCCGCATTATAGTAGCCGCCATGCGTAAAGGGATACCCCCCCAGCCTTAACCCCTGTGCGGGGTGTTGAATGATGTGTTCTGGCATAAAGATTACCCTAACTCTGCTATCGTAATGTTTGCCAAGTTGTAGCTAAAGACCCCGTTTGCGGTTGTCTTTTGAATTGTTATTGAGGCCGTAAGCGAACCCGCAGCAGGGGCAGCAATGATACAAGACTGTGCGAATTGAAGTTGCACTAGATCAGGAATTACATAGGTGACTATAGTCGTTGACCCATGCTTAAATCGAATCGTGGTAGTCCCCGATACTGTGTTGTAAAAATCAATAAACCATGTGATTAAAACCTTGCTACGCCCTGTTGCGGTAATAGACGTTGAAACAACCGTTACTTCTGACGTTGAGGGGGTCACTGACCCAGAGCCGTTGTTAAGACTAGCCGAAGGGATATTCAAGCCGTTTTTTAGCTCTAACCAATTTGTACCTTGATCGGTACTGAAAAAGATTGCGCTCTGGTCGGTATATTTTACGACGAGCAGCGGTGTTGCCTTACGCTGTTGAAGCGATCCCCAAAGCGCCGCAAAGGTGGAGGGGGCGTTACTGCTTGCAGTGGTCTTAACTTGATAAAGCGAACTTTGCAAGGGGATATTGTAGCTGGTGTTAATGTTTGCGTTGACGATAGAAGATGCGGCATTTGCAACGGTAATTCGCGCAATCTCCCATTCTAGTACGCCCGTGACCGCAGAAGTCAAGCTATAAGCAATCGTGTCGGTGAGCGTCGGGGGCGATGCTGTTCCAGTTTTAACCACAAGCCGGATCGAGGGTGTAGCGGCGACGAACTGTAGTACCACTGAATCGTAGCGCGTTGCGCCCGTGCTGTTGTTGGCAATGCTAAGCGTTTCAGCGGCGTCATTGTGATACCAATGCCCATCGAGCAATGCCGCGCCGACGTTAACCTGTACGGTCATCGCTGGAACAGTGGACTGCGTGACGTTTAGCGGGTCTGTAGTAGCGCTGGCTCCAGTTAGCGGGAAATGCCCGCGTGCCTTATTATTGGTTTCGAGGGGGTTGCGGTACATGGCATTGATAAGCAAGGCATCTATCTGCGCTGCGTGTGCTATTGCGTCCCCTGTGTTTGTTTTGTTGAACCAGCCAGAGCGTTGCGTCATTTACATTCTCCTATTACCTACGATTGTATCACAAACCGATGAACTGTTCATAATAAGTCAGGTCTAGCACTGTATTGCTTGATGATCCTGACACCGAAAATCTTAGATTGTAAGTTTCACCGGGGAACATAGCGAAACCCTCAAATGTGCTAGAAATAGTTAGCTCGCCAAGTTTGTTTGTCCCATCAGGGTCAACAACTGAGAACCCGTCATAGGGATTAAACGAGACAATGCGATCTGTAGAGGTACTGATATAAAACGCCAAAATATTGCCGAATTGGTTTGTTAGTATAGCCGATGTGAATGGGGCATAGATTCGCATCGTCGGATAAGCAGGCCAGTTCCCGCTATAAACGATGGGCGTAATACTCCCCGTGTCAGCACCTTCGTAGTAAGCGGGATAAGATTTCTCGTATACCATTTGTTCTGGATTGAACGATGTAACTTGAACCGTCGTGGGGGTTGTGGCGCGCCAGATCGGGTTGTAGGCCGTCAACGTCATCCCCGTGACAATAATTCCGTCAGTATTGGTTGCTTCGGATTCTAGCGTAATGCCCGGTTCTGGGTAGACATCACGCAACTCATAGCGCCGTCCGTTCGGCAATGTCTTTATCACACGAAACGGCGCGCCCCATACGGTAAAAAAATCCATCAGGGCTTTGCGCGTTGCATAATAAATCGTTGTCCCTTGCGACGGATTCCCGTACTTAATTTGATAGACCAGCGGCCTAGCTTCAGCGGCAAACGATAGCACTCTAGCCCCATACGTACCGCTGTTAGGCTCGGCCTGTATCGTCAGCGGCGGCGCGCCATAGGCTGCGTCCTCAACGACCCCAAAATAGCCCTGATCGGCGGCCAATCGCGTGCCGTACTTATTATAGAACTCTAACGATTGCGTTGTCCCACTCATATCGTCACCGCCAAATTATCGTAGAGACTGAGCCATGTTGATGAAGCGTCATTGTAAAATGCGTGAACGCCAGTACCGTTCCCAGCGGTTTCACTAGGCTTTCGCCCGTTGGTAACAAAAATCATCGCCCCCTTTGACCCTGTGGGTAAATAGGCATACTCAGCTTGTGCGAGTCCATACGTTTGCATAGAAAGTTTCGCCTGCGAAACGGTTTCGCGTGTTTTTTTTAGCGCATAAATATCCGCTTGCATCTGTCGGAATAGTTGAAACGTATAGTCTACAACTTGGTCGGTTGCGCCCTGTTGGTTACTCAATGCGGCGTTCCTTGATTTCAACTTCTACAGTTGGAGTTTTCCGCCCGTCCAACTTAAATTCAACGGACTGGATTCGCATATCAATCTGGAAATCTTTGTAATAAACGGTAACGTCATCCCCAATATCCCAGATCACTTTATAGTCTGCCGTGACAAGGTACGAAGGCAACTCAAATTTTAGAGTTTGTTTCGGCGCTAGTTTATTTGCTTTAAGCACCGTTTCAGTAATAAGTCGCTGGATGGTATATTCTTGGTTGTCGCCGTTTGCGGTGTCGGCTGTCGTTTCAATTCGGTTATAGGGACTATCGTCAATGCGCGCTGTCATCGGGTAGCGGTAAATATCTTGCCCTGCATTTTGCCCTTCCCCCATACCGTAAAAGTAGGTTACTTCATCTCTGCGATCTATCTCTAGTTCGGGGTCAATCAGGTTGCCGCGTCTAGGGTCAAAAACCACCGGAAGCGTGGTGGCAAAGGGAAAATTGGCACTATACGTTTTGTCGCTTCCGCGCCGCCCGATGACCAACTCAAAATTATTGGCTGTTGTGCGCTGAACGTAAAAATCGCTTTTTCCTTTATATGACAGTTCTTCAAAAATATCAAACAGATTATCATCGTAGCGATAACGCCCCGCAACATATTGCCCTGTGCCTACCATTGTCACCGTTAATCCCGGTATACGCCGCGAAACGCTTGCACCTTCGCCCAACTGGTAGTATGCGTAATCCCGCATCACTTGAACGGCGTCACCTGCGCGGGTCACAAAACTATCGGCGGCCACAGGGTCATCGGCGGGATCAATAACGCGGCGGTGAAGGAAGTGATTCAGGTCAAGCGCGCCGAACACAAGATATTCTCCCGGTTGCCCCTTTTCACGGTAGATTTGCGTTTGGCGAATCATGTACGTGCCAACCTTAAGCGCTTGGGCGCTTATCGTTTTTTCAATGTAGACCTCCGCCAACGTGTCTAGCGGAAATATAGAGAGCGGGTATCGGCTTTCATCGTAAGGAAGCGTAAACGCCAACACCCCAACGTCATTCAAAACCACGCTAAAATTTATGGCAATCAGTTCTTCGTTTTGAAGAATTTTTACCAGCACACCAGATCGGTCATAGATACGCAACTGGATTCGCACTATCGCCCCCTTCTGTACGTGCCACTTAAGCGCGAATTATTCAACATTTGCACCGTTGAGCGGTTGCTTGTCGGGTCATTAAAATTGACGTGCATACTATTATCGGCGCTCACTTGGTTGTTGTACCCGCCGCCGCCATAAGCCATTGTTGGCGCGTTGTAGGCGATCATAGTGCGTTCTAGGCTCTCAATCGCCGTCACAAAACTGTTGGGGAATACCGCCGTGCGGCTTGCGGTTGTAATGTACTCACGACCTTGTTCGCCAACTTGCATCAAGCCCGCAGACGCTATACCGCCGCGTGCAAACGGGGTAGCCTGTAACCCTGTTTCGCCGCCACCAACCCCCCCCGGTATATCACCGGGATAGGGAGGCAAAGTGATTGTGAACGCCACTGGTTGAATGTTTAACGTCGGGATGCTTGCGCCTAATCCCGCAGTTGAGGGGTATCGCGCAAGAATCCCTTTAAGAGCCAAGATCGGGGCATTGATGGCCTCAACAAATTTTGTAATAGCATCGTTGACAATCGCCGCCAACCCATTGACCATTGAAACGACGGCGTTACCGATCATCCCGTAGATCATTGGGCCGAACCCACCAAACGATGCCGAAACTTTCCTCACAAAACCCATGAACCCATCGACGCCGAATTGTAGGAGTCCCTTTAATGCCCCATCTTCGGCGAAGAAGTTTTGCAACACATTCGCCGAAGAACCCTCAATATTTGGGTCGAAAGCCCCCGCTGTGTTGGTGCTCATATCCTCGAACCATTCACCCCATGACGCAAAAGGATTTGACATTTCTTCTAATCCCGTCGTTTGCACGACAAATCGTGAAATGTTATATCCGACTGAGCCTTCTACAAGCGGGTCAAATGTGTTTGATGCCCATTGTTCAACTGAAGTGCCCCATCCTCCGATGTCGGAGAATGGGTTAAAGTTGGTAATCCACGTACCTAGTGAACTTAGTTTGCTCTGGATGCTCCCTTCGGCGTTTGAGTCAAAAAGGTCGGTCAGCGGCTTGAAAGATTGCCCCATACGCTCCCCTAGCCCTGCAAACCCAGTTTTAAGCGATGTTGTCGCTTCGGTTAACCGTGCGGTTGCAAGTCCATCTGACTCAAGTGCCGCATCAATCGGAGTCTGAAAAGCCTCTGTTACCATTTCACCCATTAATTCACGGGTGGGGTCAAGGGCATCTTCAACTTCGCCCTTATCTGCGCGATCTAAGGAGAACGACGGAACCGCAGGCATAAGCGCGCCGCTTGCTTCCTTAGGGTTTGGCATAAGCGTGTCTCGTGGCGGGGTAGATCCATCTCCTGCTTTGCCAGCGAGTGCGGCGTCGGCACGGTCAGCACGGTCAGCACTGTCAGCACGGTCACTTACGGTTTTGGTTGCTTCGGGATCACCTAACCGAGCCGCTTGAATTTCTAGCAGTGCCTTTTCTTCGGCTTGCTGGGCTTTGGCTAGGGTAAGCTGTATCTTGGCCTGATTGACGGTCTTTTCTTGCTCTTTGAGATTGCGGCGCAAGCCTTCGCGCTGTTGGTCAAGCAGCCGGATCTGATTGAGGTAGGTTGTGTCGCCCTCATTCAGATAAGCGAGCATGTCGCGCTGTTGATCTTCAATCAGCCCAATGGTTTCTTCTAGCGGATTTTTGAGCGAATCCAGCCGCGATTGAGCGATAGCCAGTTGATCTGTGAACGGGATCAGCGCTGTATCAAGTTCTAGCAGGCGCGCCTGCACCTGTTGATAGTTGAAGTTACCAATATCGCCAAGCGCATAATTCACATTGGCGGCAACTTCTTCAACGGGCATCAGACTAACGCCTGCAAAACCCTCAATCCACGCCGCCGCAACGTTATACCCGCCCTCGTCTATCTTTGACAGCGGCCCGGTTGGGGGTGGGGATTCACCGATAAGGAACGACGCAATCGCCTCTGCCATACTCGCCACTGCGTTGATAACGAGCGTCTTTGCGCTCAGAATGCCCGCAACCATTGCGCCCATCCAAGAAGCCGCGCCTATGGCCAGCGCCGCGCCAAGCGTGTCCATATCATCAAACAAGCCGCTCCAGATAGACATAATTTCGCCCATGCTAGTGCCGAAAAAGCCTAGTATCGAGTCTACTGCCCCGCTAATAACGTCGACCAACCATTGCCCGAACATTATAAGCGGTTGCCCCATAAACATAATCACTTGCCATAGCCCGACAAAAGCTGCGCCAGCCGCGCCGACTGCTACAATCAGCGCGCCACCCAACAGCGCGCCGATTGAAATCAGGATTGCCATGACGGGTTTAACAGCCATTTGCAACGCGCCAAAGACGCTCTGTAGCATCCCGCTAAGGGTTCCCGTCCGAGTGAACACCACATCAAGCACTGCCCCAATTCGGCCAAAACTACGCGCAACCGATTCAACCACTAGCCCCACGAACTGAATTGCGCCACCAATGAACTGAATCACTGGCACAGCAATGTTTCTTAGGGTCACGAAGATGTTGGTTAACATCGCCCCATTGCCGATAAGATCGTTCATCCCTTGTGCTAGGCTAATGAAGCTAACCACAATCTCTTGGAATGCGATTCGCATGACTTCGCCAATCGGGGCAATAAGTTCTGTCATTGCCATCAGAGATGGGGCAATGGCAAGGTAGAGCTCGTTAAATTCAACTGTTAATGACGCAACTAGCATCACGCCATTTTGGAACATATTCCGTAGGTCGCCGCCAATAGCGCCTAGTCCCAATTGGAGGGATTGTCCGATAGCGCGGCTTGCCTGCTGCATCGGGGCTAATTGCGCTTGGATGGTCGCACTAAACTGGCCGAATACATTTAGTGTGATTGCTAGGGCAGTGCGAAAACTTGATACCAATCCGTCGGCCATATTCTTGAATACAGCCTGTGTTTGAGCCGAAAGTGTATCAGCGGCAAGCCCTAAGCTAGTAAATCCAGCCAATTGCGCCTGCGTTGCGCGTGCAGTGTCAATTGCCGCCGTAGGGTCATCCTGCGGGTCTTGGCTCCCAATGCCTGCCGCTGAACCCATTGAAGCCAGCGATACCCCAACGGTTTGCATGGATACCAATAGGGCATCCATTGTAGCCATGCCCACCGCGCCCAAAAACTGGAACGGGATCACTAGCGCGGTGTAGATTAATTTCCCCATCGGGGCAACGAGTTCTAGGAAGGCGGGGAACACAAAAGATACATACGCCCCGAACTTTTCTATTTCAAGCGCGGCGCTTTCGGCTTGCCCGCGTATAAAGTTCAACCCATCGCCTACGCCTACCAACAGAACCTTGTAAATCGGCTGAAGGGCAAGCGCAAAGCGGTTGGCGATGTTGGTCAGTTGGGTGAGAACGGCTTGTTGGCGAATGGCGTTTGTGACCATTGACCCGCCAGCGGCTTCTACCGCCGCCAAGCCTGTGGCAACAGTGGCGTTGAGAATAGCAATACTGCGGTCTGCCGATGTGAATTGGTCAACACTTAGCCCGACTTCTGCCGCGTATGCCGCTTGCGCCTCACTGAGCTTAATGATTAAACCTGCGTTGTCAATGAGGCGGGGTTCGGCGCGACGGACGCCCGTCACAAGGCTTTGGAATAGATAATCTACAGATTGCCCAGTGGTTTGGGATTGCACCTGCGCGATTTTTAGCAGTTCGGGCAATCCGCTTTGCAGAGCTTCACTCAGCGCTTTATCGTTTACACCTGCAAACGCAAAATTCGTGAGGCGCATAAGTTCGTTGTCAGCAATCGTGCCGCTTGAAGCGTCCCGTAACGATTGCAAAAATTCTTCGCTAGGCGGTTCAAAGCCCGCCGTAATTTGCTTGAACCCGCGTGAGATACCTTCCATATTTCCGCCGCGTGCCATCAAACCCGTTAGCGCCGTGACGCCTGCGATTAACGCGGTGAATGGATTTAGCACGCCGACCAGCGCGAATCCAAACCCATTGATACCTTGCGTACCGAGTTTGACGCCGCCGATCAACGAGCGCATAGCATTTGCGCCCTGTTGGGTGTTCTGGTTGAAGCGTTGCACCTTCTTACCAGAGGCTTCCGAGCTATCGCCTAGTTTTTTAAGCGCTTGCTCAGTTCCTTTAACGGCTTTGGTTGTGCCGTCCGCCTCTTTTTTGGTGAGCGCCAACGCTTTTGCCAGTGCTTGTAACTGGTTAGGGATGCCGCCAAAGTTTAGGTTTGGGGTTAGCTTCGTTAGGCTTAAGCCTTTCAAAGCGTTGTCTACGATTGTTGGTTGTTGGGCGGCGCGCAATTTCTTAAAATCAGATTCGGCTTGAGCCATTTGCTTCGTGCGTATGTCTTGGCTTTGAGAAAATACCCGTGCGCCTAAACCTGAAGGCATCTGAGTTGATACAGCCCGCCGCAGTGCGGCGGCATTATTTTCGGCGCGGGTAACTTTTTCAACCGATTGAGCAACGGCGTCATTGGCTTTGGCGTATTTCGCTAGGGCTTTGGCAGAAGCGGCCACCCGTGCTGCGGTGGAGGATAAAATGTCAGACTGCACGCGCATGGCATCATTCATGCGCCCTAGTTCAGCGATGACTTTGCCAAAATCCTGAGATGTGTATTGCAGTGCTACGACTCTTGGCCGATCAGCCATTTTTACACTCTCTCGCCTATTTACTACGGGCTTTTGACGCCTTAATGCCTTGATCCTCTATCACGCTGTCTAGCTGATTCGCTACCAACCACACGGCGATCACGTCACATTTACACACGATTCCCGCTTCGCCTTCCTCTGCCCAATCCAACGTACCGGGAAGCGCTTGGTATTCACTAAGGCTTATGCCGCAGTAGATACGAGCGCGCTCACCCATCAGGTCTAGGTTTTGTTGTGCGGGGATGCTGTTTGGCAATCGGAACAAAAACACATCCATTCCCCGCACGCTGGCCTTAAACCTCGCTTTTGGATTGCTCAACCCCTTCGGATGTGGGGTTCCCGCCTCCCTGCATCATCGTGATAAACTCTTGGATTTCTTTTGCGCCTTCAAACTGGTTGACCAAGATGATCTCAAGCATTTCGTCGTCACGGGGCGTTTCAATGCTATAAATGTCTTTGGCGTGGCGCTCATAAAACGCCCAAAGCGTATCGGCGGTGAACGGGTCGCCCTCGCTGTCAGTTTCAAGCAATGCCAACCTTTGAAGCACGGTTTCAAGTTTCGTGACCACTGCCAATCGCAATAGGGCGCGGGCGAACTTATCTAGCGCTTCCATACCGTAGGCGTTCATTGCTTGGATGTATTCGGGGTCGTTTTCGTCTGGTTCATTTGCCGAATACCCGCCTTCGCCACCGTACTGAACCGGCTTCAAGGGCGGTATAGGTTGGGGAGGTAAATCTAGCCCCCCCAAGATTAGTTTGGTTTCCAACGGGTTCAGTCGTTTAAGCGTAACGACCAAACCCGTGCTAAACGTGTGATTGCGAAAAATCTTTGTAGCCATAGCCCGAAGGCTCCTTTGCTAGTGCGAAATTACAAACCCAAAGCAATAAGCCCGTCAGCGGCGGCTGACGCGACGATGTAGCAGGCGTTCTCATCGCCCGCAATCGGTACAACCGCCTGCGCGGTGGCAGACGACGGAAGCGCGGCGGCAACCCCGACTACTTCGGGAGTGCTTGCGTTGAAGTCACGGCCTTCGTTGGTCGTGCGTGCAATCCCGCCGGCGCTGGCAGTGGTATAAGCCGCATACCCAACCAATTCGCTTTCAAAACGAATGTCGGTGATTGAGGTGGGTGTAGCACCCTTCACTGGGATGTTGGTGAAGTAGGTGATGGTATCCAAGAAAGCATTGTACTTGCCATAATGGATTTTCCCCGTTGCCGTCCCAATGTAGAACTCATCAGGTGCAGTCATCCACACCGTATTCAGCGCTTGGCCTACTTCCGGCCCGGTATAACTCTTGAAAGTCCCCGCACGGCCAAAATCATTGCTTAGGATTAGCGTGTTTGTCGCGCCAACCGCAATCACTTGGCTACCAACCCCATGAATGCCGTTCAAGTCGTTGGCAGTCGTTACGCCTGCGTCAATGGTAGTCAGCGATGCCCCAACGCCCGAAATCATCTGAACATACCCGCCAAGACACCCAGCAAAAATGGCCGATGACGATTGCACATACAGACAATTCAAGCCCTTCGTACTTACAGCCCCAGTCGTTACGATGGTAAATGCCACAGTCCCATTGATGAGGTCTTTCACGGGTGCATACAGGTAGGACTCACTAGAAGCGGTCTTGCGCCCCAATACCACGTAATCCCCGACCACGCGCAAGCAGTCTGCTACGCCGTTGGTTGACAGCGCCGAAATATCAGTTTGCGCCAACGCGGTATCGTTACGGATCACGCTGATAGCACTGGGGTTGGTCGTGCTGAGTTTGTCGTGTAGCGTGAACAGGTAGGCGTTGCCATCTTGGTAGTATACGTCTGCGTCAAGCGCAACGCGGGTGATCGTGCTTGCGCCAATCGCGCCAAAGCGCATGGGCTTGACTTCATAGTACACGCGGGGGGAATACGGATACTCCTCCATCACTTCGGCGTTGTCATCCTTAATCGCGTTCAGGTCGCCAGTCAAACCCCGCGAAAGTACCGATGAAAAAGCGTTGATCTGTTTAGATTCCCAGATGTCGGGATTATCAGGGCGAGACCCCTTCGGCGCGGCGTGAACCGCAATATGAACGTGACGGTTCCCCTTCACAAAGTTGTTGAGGCGGTTTAGCGCGCCGTAGTTGCTTTTGATGGTCAGCGTTCCTTCTTTTGGCGTGCGCTGCTTATGAATTTCGCCAACCTGTACGCTGTCGTTGTTTTCCCACCCTGCGACATATACGCGGTCTGGAGCATCACGCTCATCGCCCGTGCCGTCGGTCATTGCCAACCCATAGTAGTTGGCGGCGGCAACCAAGTCCTTGTGTTGTGAGCGCGGCGAACCCGCAAAAACGCGATAGGCGATTGACTCTGAGATACGTAAGCCTTCGCCTGTCTCACCCACCAAATCCCTGAGTTTGTATGCACTACTCATTGTTTATCCCTTTCAAGGTCTGAAAAACTGTAGTGGCGTTGCCACCGAGAACGTCAAAAAAGGCGTTGATGAACAACTCGATGCCGTTCATCCCTTGTCCGTAAGCTGCCGTGCGTTCCTTGACCCGTTCAACGAAATCTACGGGGATGTCACCGCGTGTAACCAACCCCATGCAGTGCAATCCCACAGCGCGGCCAATGTAACGCAAGAGTTGATGCAAGGTTTGGGTGTAATCATTTTCCATAGCGTCGGTCAAAAACGCCGCTTCATGGTCGTTCAGGTATTCCTTATTGAAGTCGGTCACTGTATCTACGAGTGCATCGTAAGCGCCCGGCAACGCCTTGCGGATTGCCTTAAGCGTAGAGTTTGCGCGTTCAACGGGAAACGCGCTTGCATCTACGATAACTTCGTTCCCGTCGCCCAAGTCAATCCCAGTCAAAGGCGGGGTAGGTTGTAGCTTCTTGGTTGCCATAGTCGTGTTTAATCCTATCCAAAAAAGTCATCAATGGCTTTGCGAACGGCATTCAATCGGCGTTCGCCGTCGCGCTCGGCAATTTTCTGCCGCCAGTTTCGAGCCTCATACCCCGGATGCTTTACCGTTTTTGCAAACCGGAGCGCGCCGGTGCGTGGGCTTGCGCTCTTGGCTTCAATGCGCGCAGGCGATGTTTTTGCCTGATACACCCCAGTCGGGAACACTAGAAATTTGCCTTGTGGCAACGGGCTTGAAGGAATAGGAATGTCATAGCCGTTCGGGTATTTCTCTTTTGTGCCTTGATCCAGCATGTTCCACACATCAGAGCGCTCGCCGTTAACGGTCACATTATACCCGCCGTCCCCCTCTTGATTCGGCTCCAGCCCAAAATTAGGCTTCTTCGTCCACGTTTGCACCGTGCGCCGGAATGCGCGTTGTGCGTTTTGTGCCGCAAGTTTTTCGGCCTTGTCTACTGCTTTTTGCAATGCAGCAAGGTCATAAGGTTGCATTGCCTTTGACTGCTTCCCGATCATCTATTTGCCCTTCAGCGTCCCGTTGGGACTGCACAGGCTTCCGTAGATGTTGTACAGGTGATGGTCTATCACCCTACTACCGAGCGGCGATGAGTTTTTGAGGTAAGCCCCATCGTCCGACCACTTTGACGAAATCTTGATGCTTGCGGCGTTCACATCCATTGGTATTTCAACCAATGAATGCCGCGCAATAGCAAGCTCAAGCTGACGGTTAGGCGTCCCTGTCAGTTCATTTTCCCACGCCAACCCCGCCAGATAAGACACTCTGACTGCGTAGGGTGGGCTAGTTAGGGTGGATAGCGTCTTGTTCTGTAGACGGAACCAACCTGTATCGCTTAGGGCTTGCACTGGCAACACGGTTTCAACTTCTTCGGCGGTGGCGGGATCAATGGGCGATGCAATCAACTGCACTGCGTTGGTGCTGTCCGTATAAACCCGATACACGTCTACTGTTGCCGCAAAAACCGTGCCGTCCATGTCATTCGTCACGGCGTATTTCTTCCGTGTTTGCTGATAGGTATTCTCGTAAGACACCGCGTACAGCGTTGGCTTCACCATGCGCCAGCGGGGAACCGTGAACACATACGCTGTCCCGTTATGCCTCACATCTGTCGGGTAAATCCTGTAGGGTTCTGGAACCCCGCTCGGCCTCCCGTCGGTTGTAGTGAAGAACAGTTGCGGAACCCCGTTGGTGATAACCGCGCTCGTCACGGTGACAGTTGCGGTGTCGTTCTTGCCGTCGCCATCAACATCGCTGTACACGACTGTGACGCCCGATTGAATGAGTTCGGTTGCCCGCGTGCCAAAGGCAATGATTTGTCCCGTCTTGGCGTAATAGTCTTGGTTGTGCCAAAACCGATCACGCTTTAACGGGATGACCACGTTTGTTTGGTACATCGGGAACGGGTTGTAACCGAGCATCTTCCGCGCAGTGGTGACGCATTGCATCAGGGTCGCCGCTAACGAATCCCGTTCGGACTGTATCCATACCTCTGGAGTCCCATCAAGGTAGAGATCATCGCATTGGTGAAATGCGTAGGGGCGTTGTTCAACGTTGACCTGCCAGCGGTCTAGTTGCCCGTAAGTTGGTGTGCGACTAAACGCCATTTGCTTACACCCCAGCGCGTACACGAAACGCGGTTTGCATAACTAGGACAAATAAACTACACGAACCTCTAGCACCGCGTTTGCAGTGCCGCTTGCGATTGTGACGGTCAACACTTGACCGTCAACGTAGTAGGGTGTGTACTGCGTTACCGTCGTGCCAGCGTTGTTTTGCAACTGCACGGTAGGGTAACGGTCAAAGTCGGTGTTGCCTGTGTTGCTGACCAGCGTGCGAGTCGGCTTGTTCCTCTCGGCCAAAGCGAATGTTGTTCCCGCCGCGTGGGTCGCAATGAAATCCACATGAACGCTTAGGATGAACCCAGTAATTGCGCCCGGCATGACTGTGTTCGCAGGCGTTGCCCCTGAGCCGTTAAGGGTAATCGTTCTCGCGCTGACAGGCATTAGGTTGCCTCACCATTGCCCGCAGAGAGTAGCCCGCTCCCATCGGGAGACCACCACTCAGCCACAAAACGAATTTTGCCGCCCGTTGCCGCCGCAGTTGCGATCTCGAAACAAACGTTGGGCAACACGCCTTCGCGCTGGAGCCAGATGTTTGCAGGGGTATCGTACTTCGTTGTCGGCGTGGTGTCGTACCACATTTCATCGGCCACAAAGTCGGTGACGGTTGAGGCGGCAATCATGTTGGTAGTTGCCCCCGTAAACCCTAGCTGAATCGTTGAAGAAGCGCCCGTGCCTGCCACAAGCACCCGCGCCGCAACACGGATGCCCAACAACCCGCCGTTGGTTTTGAACACGCGATGCACAGCTACCGTGTTCCACTTCGCCAACGATAGATCAACGTCAACCACAACAGGCGGAAACTTACGAGAAATGCTCTGGGGGAAGTAGGACATTAGCCTAACGGAGCCTCCACAGAAATATCATAGGCGGCGGCGGCGGCTGTGCTACCACGAGCCTTGATACCGAACCGTGCGTGCATGTACAGTTCACTGACTTGGCTGTTCGGCTTGTATTCAGATTCAAACGTGATCGCCCGACGGAAGGCGGCGCGCCAATAGGGTGCATAGGCGGCCATAATCGTGCCGTACAGGTTATTCCCCGCCGTTGCGGAAATCTTGCCCGTACCGTTTGACAGCGCCATAAAGCCGCTCGTGTAAACGCTCACTCCCGTGTTGGGGTCAACATCACCCGTGCGGAACATATCCATTTCGGACGCCGACGGGTTTGCCACGATGAGCTTGGGATACAGCGTCACCATTTGGTGAGTGTTGAGGTCAATGACGAACACAACCCCTTGCTTGCGGCGTTGGTAGGCTGCGCCGGGCAACTTTTGAAGGGTTTTCATCCACAGGTTTTGCTGATACGACGCCGTAGCATCAACGCCGTTTGCCAACGCGATCTTACGCATCCCGTCCATAATCGTGTAGGCTTGCGTGGTCGGAGTGCCGTCAATCAAGTTGATATTCGTGTTGGCGGTCAACACGGTATCGCCGTTGATAAGGACGCTCTCAATGGTTTCCTCAAAAACCTTACGCATTTGCGTGGCATATTGAGGCAAGACTGCCACGACAGAATCTTCCTGCAAGATAAGACTATACATCGTCTTGATGCCTAGCGCGCCCAGCGTCATAGTGCTGTTTGCCGTACCAACTTTGCTGGAAGTGAAGGCATTGTCTGGTTGGCTGACGGCGTTGAAGTCGTTCACCTGTAGGACGTTGTAGGCCGTCGGGTCACTCCCTTCAACGGGCATAACGAACGTTGACGACCCTTCGGGGACGATGACTTCATCAAGCCCCTTTTGGCGCAACAGCGCATACAACCCCGGCTCAAAGCGAACGGTCTCCCATACGGTAGTACCGTAGGCCGTGCCAACAAACTCAGCGCCAAAGCCTGAAAGTTGGGTGGAACCGATTTCGTCTGCGCGCAAACCAATAGCGCTACGGAATGCAGCGCCAGAGCCGCCGTCCTTGAACGCGGGCGCGGTACGCGAATCGGCTGCTTTGGTCATCATTGCCCGAAGGTACGTTTCGCTCAACTTGGAATCCCCAAGTTTGCTGTAAACGCGCTCATGCGAACGCATACGGCCTAGCATGATATTTGCGCCGAGCAACATTTCTTCGGCGTTCAAGTGGTCATACCGCAAATCCGCAACGCCCGTAATGCGTCCCGTAGAACGCTGGGTCGTGTCAGGGTTGCCGGTGAACGCAGGGGCGTTATCGGTCACTGGCACGTTTGGGCGGACGATTTGCATGGCGGCGCGGGCGGCTTGTTCAATTTGAGTACGGCGGGTTTGCGCGGCACGCAACGCGCCTTCAATCACTTCGCCGAACAGCGTGTCGCCATTGGCGCTGATGTAGGCTTCGACTGCGGCGGCAATGGCCTGCGGCTCCGCAGCCACGCTTTCTGGGAGTTCAACGGCGGACAGCACTGCTGTAGCACTGCGCGTCACATCGTCGGGGGTGTAGGCGGGGGTTGCCCCGTCGCTTACTGTGAGTTGGGCAAGTGTTTGCGTAATTTCAATCGCAAGGCGGCTTGCTAACCCTTGAATGATTTCAAGGTTGGGTTTCATCAGAGAATCCTTTGGTAATACAGGAGGGTCAACATCTTGGCGATACTCAACCACTGCATTAGACCCCGAAGAAGTCTCTATATCAGTCAAAAGCTGGTCGCCCACTACGGACGTGTTGTAAAAGCGGTACTCACTGCGCTGAATCTGATTCCGCACGTCGCCCGGAACGTGGGTTAAGGACGTTTCGGCAATCGGCCAAACATCCACATGCCCATTGGTAGGGCTAACCCGAAAACCCGCGCTTAATGCAGCAATCGAAAAACCCAGCCCCCGACCAGCCTTCATTAAGGCTCTACGGTCAAGCTCTTTTACCATCGCTACATACTGGTCAAGCTCTCTCAGACGCGCTTCAATCCATAGCCCATCATCCCGCAATTCGCTACGCATGATTATGCCGATGGGTTTTGCCCCAATGACTTCATCATAGCCGTGATTGAACAGCAAGGGTTTCCCCTCGATAGGATAGGCATCTAGCATGAAGTCCGTATTCTTGTCAAACACGGTTTCATAGAGGTCACGTTGATCCGCCCAATTTTCAGATTGGGGGTCATTAAAGCGAATTGCAAGCCCTTCGACCCACAATTCATTACCGCGTTTCGCAAACCTCATTGCCGACGACATCTTTGATAAATTCCCAATATATAGGTATCAACAGCATTATACACCAATATGATTGTTTGTCGCAAGCAAGAACAAAAACCCCTGCGCGTTGGCAGGGGTTGAGGGGGCAGGTTATTTGTGTTGTTGGGCTTACAGTGCTGTGTTTTCTGTTTTGGTAAAGTCGGGGGTAAATTCGTCGGCCAACTTTTCGGCGTAGATCGCTACCGTTACATGCACTTCTACCCCCCAAGTCCCGTCGGCAGGCAATTCGGCTTCACGCCCTTCATAGACCTTGTTGATGTATTTCTCGTCAACGGTTAGCGCCTGACGGGGGGCGCTCTCCAAGAACGCTTTCTTGTCATAAATGCGGATCACGCGCTTACGGCGTTGTACGATACCACGCGGAAGATCGTCGGCGCTTTCATTGCGGTAGGCGTCTACCAATGCTTTTTTAGCGGCGCTGGAAGCCTCAGTAGCCTCAACGACGCCTTTTAGCGCGTCTTGATACTGCGCGATCAACTCGGCGTGTAAAGCCTCCATTGAGGCGCGGTAGGCGCGGGCGGGGGCTTCTATCGCTTCTTCAACCTGCGCCGCCAAATCTTTGGCTTTCATCGCTGCAATCGCCAGCGCGCCGTCGGCGTCGTAGAATGCCTTGCGTAGTTCTTGTGACATGGCTTACATCCTTTGCGTGCAACCAAAACAGATAAGCCATTATCCCCCTGAAAATGCAGATTGTCAACCTACTGTAGCTAGATTCCCGCGAGAACCGGCCTTGACCCGTTTTAGCCTGCAATCGCAGTAGAACCCCTTGCAGGCCAATTTACTGGATTGCGGCAGATACCCGTAGGCTGAAAACTCTGACAACCTGTGCCGCTGACCGTCAAGGGCAAGGCAGGTTTTACAATGTACTTCGGTGTTGCCGATGACCCATTCATACATAGCATCGCGGTTGGCCGACACAAGCCCTGAGTAGTAAAACGCGCCAATGGACTTGTTGAACCAAGCCTCTCGTTTAGATTCAATGTTTAGCACAGAAATGTTGCCCGTGTATAACAGAATAGCGAACTGTTTCACGTATTGACGTTGGTCGTTAAGCAGTTCAGCCACAATCAACGAATCTTGCTGTGAATAATCGCCGCCAGCGCCACCATCGGATAGACCGTCAAGGTAGGCTTGCTGAGTGATTGTGGTTATAAGCGCCCACAGTGAGGCTTCAAACTCTGCTTTGGGCAACCCATTTTCTAGGGCAAGTTGCATAAGCGTGCTAAATTTGTCTTTGAACTCCAACTCTGTTTCGCTGTACATGCGAAAAGAGGCAACGCTTGCACGGGCATCTTTGAACACCTGCGCGGGAATCTCGTTGTCATTCAATCGCTTTTGAATCTGGTCGGCTATATCGCCAGCTGTCAATATCGGGTTAAACGCCCTCGTGGGCTGATTCCGCTTGTTCTTGATATACTTTTGCCATTTATCAAGTTCATCTTGCACCGACATTGACATAGCAACGGTGTCATAGGTAAGATCGGCACTCTCAATCTGTAGCGAGAGTGAGCCAATCAACAACCGAATCATACTTCCATACGTGTCTTTCATGCTACCTGCCTGTCATGAGTATTTGCAGCGCACGCGCCTGATTCTCGCTAATGCCTACCACTGGATCGTCATCGTTGGGGTCGTCTGGTATGTCGCCCTGTTCTGGCTCCAGCGCCGTCGGTTCATCTACGGGGTGCTGTTGCTGGTTGGATTCAGTGATTTGTCCCGGCATCCCGATAAGCAACCTCCCATCCATTTCGGCAAGCATTTTAACGTCAATCGTGATCCCCGACGGCAAGAATAAGATTTCCCCGCCTTTAAGGGGGGCTTGTCCTATTGCGCTACGATAAGCATTCAGGGTTAAACCGCCGTTACTCAACTTTTCCCTCAAAATTTGGTGCTTGCGTAGGTTTTCTTCCGATGTTGTTTCAAAGTGCGAAATATCAAACAGGAAACGCTTGCCCGGCTCAATGTACGGCATGAGGAAGGTATTGACCCACGCCTGAAGCCGGAACAAGTACGGGGCGACTACCGTTTGAATAAACGCCTTTTTGACTTCCTCTGCGCTTTCATACACCCCGCCATTGCTTCCGCCGCCAAGCATTCGTCTTGGCACACGGAAGGTCTCTAGCAGGGCATCTTCGTTGGCCGTTGTCACTTCAAGCGGCTGACGAATATCAGCCAACTGCAATTGAGTGATGTCAAACGGGATGTGAGAGACATAGGTACGGAAGAAGTTTTCCGCACCCTGAAATTCTTTGCGCCACAGGTCGGCAATCTCTTGCGCGTCCTCCAAGTCAAACCCCGCGCCGATACCCTGAGAATCGGATTTTGGCGTAGCAATCATGCCCGGCTGCCCCTGATTGTTGAGCCATGCCAGATGGTACTGCTCAGACTTGATAATCACGTTTGCCTTAGCAAGTGCAGAAGTAGCAGGCGAATAGCCGTCAAGGTCATCGCCGGGGTGAGGCAAATAGGTGTACAGCAATTGGTCTAAGGTGAACTGGGGGAAACTGCGCCCTGTATCCATACCAGCGTAGTTATAGGCTATGATTCGCCCGTTCTGAATCTGTGGTGTAATCGCCAACGGATTCACGCGGCGCAAATGGGTGATGATTCCGCCATTCTTTGTGATCTCAATGTATGACCTGCCAAGCAATAACAAGTCCCTGACCCAAAGATCAAACAACTGTTGCTTCTGCGTGGCAAGTTGCTCGCTCAAAATGTCTAGGAACGGGCTATCCCCGCCCTTGTCATCGCTGGCCGTTTCATTCCCGTCGGCGTCAATGACAACAAACCGAGCCTGCATCGCGTTTTCGGCTATTACGTCAATGGCGGATCGTAGCTTGTCTACGTACAGATAGGCCATAATCAAACCGTAGTCGTCGCGCCCAAACCCATTACGGCTCATGCCCCGATAAAGCCCGCCGTAGCCCGTTGCATAGCCCTGCCATGTGGGGTTAGAAGGGCTTGCACGTAACAACGCCTCCCGTCGTGGGTCAGTACGCGGGGGAATTGCCGCAGGCTTCAGCGATGAAGTAGGTTTTCTCTTTTTAGTCACGGGGCTTATACCTTTGCAAATAATCCATCGCTGTAGTTAGGAGCCTTCCAGATTGTGCCAAAATAGGCATAGGCAACGGCATCGGCGCGGTCTGGGGATCGCCCTAGCCGCTTCTTGTAGTCTTTCTTGCTTTCTACGCGGATCACACCGCCAATTTCTTCCCAAAGCGGCGTCGTCAATTCCCCCGTAAGCATTTCATCGGGGGGCAATGCAAGGGTTGGTTCGTTCTTTGGGTCAAGCGCTTCCCGTAGCTTCCACCACATCGCAGTGCGTAGATTCTGGAAGCGGTTGATGCCCGAATCATCGCGCAGGCGCGTTTTTTGGGAGCCGACGATTGCGGTAATGGCTACGTCGGTGTCTTTATGGGCGTGCTTGAGAATGTCGTAAACGCCTGCCCCCACGCCAATGGCGTCAACGTTGATCCGCACAACGTCGGGGACGTATGGGGCTATCTTCGCGGCAAGCTGTACGGTGTCATTCCCTGAATGAGCAATGATCTGTTCAACGACGTTCCCCGAAAGTAGCGCGAATACGGATTCATCGTCCCCCATACGCGCAACGTCCACCCCCATATAGGTTTCTTCGCCGCCGCCGTTGCCTGCACACTCATGCCAGCGCTGGTTTGCGGCCTCTACCCACGCCAACGGAATCAAGCTCGAACTATCCGTGTCAGCAAATTCGCCAAGTACACGGTTTTTGTACATCTCGCTGGTTTCACCCCATTGGCGGCGGCGGGCGTCAGCCCATTCGGTGCTGATAGACCCCGCTGCAATGGCGTCGGTGAGGCTAATGAAGTCCGTTCCCCAATCCTCATAGCCCGGCTTACGCTTTTGAATGTCGTAAAACCGACCTGTTGCACGCCCCGGCGTAGACATTGCAAGCGCATAGGCCGTTGATCCAGTGTCATTCCCCTCATTGGAGAAAGCGCCTTCAATAGCATCCCAGATCGGTTCTGGAATGGCTTTCGCTTCATCCAGCAGGTAGACAAGATTTTTAGCGTGCGCCCCTTCCATACGCTGATGGTCGGTTGAAGCAACGCAAAACGCTTGTCGCCCGCCGACCAGCGTAATCATAAGTTGAAGCAATTCACGCCCGTCGCGCATAGGGTAGCCGATTCCAGCAAGCCCCTCACTGCCGTTGCGAACCCACTTATGAACTTCCTGCATGAAATAATGTTGCAACTGTTGCCACGACCCTGCGGTGATAATCACCTTTGTGTCGTCACCCAAGCAGGTCAGCGCCCACAAGACGACCCATGATGCTAGGGTACTCTTGCCGACGCCGTGCAATGAACGAACGCATTGCCGACGATGCTCAGTTAACCCGCGCAATACCCGTTCTTGGTAGGGGCGTGGGTTCGCCCCCAGCACTTCTCGCACAAACAGCGGAATATCATTGACGTAACGAGCCGTCGAAAGCGCTAAGGCTGAAGCATCTCGCTTGGCTTTGGTTTTAGCCTTTAGGCGTTCTGCTAGTTCGCCGTCAAAGGCTTGCGTTTGCTTGGCCGACGGCATTTAGTCATCCTCTAATTCGGCGTCGTCAGCGGCGGCGAAAGCACCCGACGGTAACGCCTTGCGCTTTTCCGCCAATCGGTTCAACATTGCGGCTGTTTCACCACCGACTTCCTCCGCTACTACTTCAACGTCAATTTCACCCCGCGCAATGCCGTTGATGATGTTTTCGTAGCGGTGGCTCACACGGTATTCAACTTGAGCCGCCCAATGTTCTGGGTCAATGGATTGCAAGGCGGCAATTGCCATTTTAGCATCACCGGGGTGTTCGGTGATGCTTTCCTCTCGCAAAGTGACCTTGCGGGGTTCCATCAAACCAAGCGCATTTTGAACCATGATAACTTGTTGCCGCTTTACCGTTTTTTTGGTTTTAGCTCCACCCACGATAGCATCTTTCAGGGTGTTTAGGGCGGCTTGATACAGTGAGGTTTGTGCGCGGGGGATTTCCTGAACCAACCACACATAAGGTTCTAGCGTCGGGTTGGGCGGCTCGCCTGCTTCGCGTGCGGCGATTTCGGTTTGCCCCGCCACTAGCGCCGCATTGATTTTACGCTCGGTGATGCCCTCACGCGCTGCGGCAAGTTTTATCGTCATGCCATTAGCGATATTGACGACAATCGCACGCGCAATTTCATCGGCGTTTTCGCCTAAGTAACCTTTGGGCGTTAAAAATTGTGGCATGGTATCACGCTCTCAAGTATCTTATTCCGATCTAATGATACACGAGAGCGTGAGCTTTGTATACGAAACGCGGTTTGTGTCAGCGGGGTTGTTACTTTCTCAGGTATTCAGGCTTAGGCAGGTGTTTGCGATGGTTCTGCTTGCGTATTTTTATCTCTGCCCTGTAATGGCACTCTTGACAAAGCACCTCTAAATTTTCTGGGCGGCAATCGTACTTATCAAGTGGGTCGGGATTGAACCCGTTGGGATGCCGCTTCTTACCCGTGTGATGAACACTTACACGGGTCACGCCCACCCCCTTTTTATGATGTTGTTGCCCGTGCTTTGCGCCACAACGCTGGCAAGCCCACCCCCGCTCATCTTTGACCTGCCGCGAAATAGTCGCCCAATCGGGCGGGTATTTGGTCATGTGAGTTAATCCTTTCGTACAATCTTCTTGCCATTATAGGTGTGGGTTTCCGTCGTTTTTGCCGCATTTTTGGCGACAACCTGATTAACGGCCTTAGACAGCGCGGCACTACAACGCTCTGAGCCGTACATTTTGGCTAAGGTATCATACAAGCCCGCCAGCGTTACAAGCACGTCGGTAAACTCTTGCATAGCTGGCTCTACGTTGTTGGTTTCGTCTTGGTATATCTCGGTAATGTCTACGCCAAGTTCATAGACTTCCTCAACCACCAATCGCATGTAGGTATCTGGGGTGGGTTCCAGATAGCGATCTACATTGCGGGTGAAGCGATGTTGTAGCTCAAGGTTTGACAGCGCGGCGCGGCGCATGGCTTCAGACAAGAGTCTAGCAGTGTCGTTGGCGTCATTAATCACGGGGTTAAACTTTCTGCCAAAATTGGCATAAATCGGACGAACACGTTTTCATAAAGCGCCTGCGCGTAAACGCGGGTTTCATACTGTGCATCGGGGGCAAGCCGTTCCCGTAGCATGTAGAACATATGGCGGGCGTCTATCTGCATGACCAACCTTGTGTATGTTCCCTCTGGAAGCACCGTGCGGGCAAGTTCACGCGCCATGCCAGTGCCAAGCAGCCTACCGTACAACGCTTGGGCTGCACGGTTATGGTTATCTATCTCCGCCAACAGATCGGGATCGTGAATAACCTCATCGCTTGACGCCTGCTTGTTGCTTTTCGACTGTACACGCAATTCATAGGGCAAGTAAGCATTCAACCCTAAGTTCTTCTTGCGGGGGTCAGCATAGCGCTGCGAGAACTGTGCGAACCTTGCAGTGCGATAACGCAGAAAATGAGCCGCCACAAACAGCGGACACTCCATAACCCAGTGAAACGAGACAAACTCAAACGGTGACATATGCTTATCGTTCACCAACCGCCTAAGCAACGCCTCATCTGATTCAGGGCTACCAGCACTCTCAAATGAGTTGCGCGCCACTTGCACAGCCAAAAGTTCTTGTGCTGTTAGTAAGGGGTGGCGTAGTTCAATCTCGTGAGGGTGAGGGTAGACTCCAAGCAATTGCAGTGACCCATGATCCAGCAACTTAACGGGCAGTGTTAGGGGCATAAGGTTGAACCTCTTGAATACAGGCGGTCAATTCAATCACTTCTTGGGTTGTGGTGGCAAACCGACATTCTGGGACGGACATATCTACCAGTTCGATGAAGTCATCACGCCAAACGGCAACTTCATACCAGCGACCATCCACCAATACACGGTCACGGTCAGTCAGTTGCATCAGTTTCATCCTTCATCTAAAGAATCTTCCATGTACAAAAGCATCACGGCACGGGTTAAATGCCCCGCCCACTCAGCCCGCGTTACGAAGTCAAGCGTCGGGTAAGCGTCTAGCGCAATATTGAGGTAATTCACAGCGATACGGTACTCGCCGGCGCTCAAGCAGGCTTGACCTGCGCGGGCGTACATCAGCACGTAGGGGTAGCTCGGTGCAACGGCCTGCGCTGCCTCTACGAACTTGTGCGCCGCCGCTAGGTAGTCATCACGTTCTAACGTGTGCCATCCCTTCTTGCCATGCCCCTCAGCGGCAACGATGTGTTGCTCGGCCTCTTGCCGTGCATCCTCAAATTGTTCGTTCACTGAGAACCCTCCCCGCCGCCGTATGGGTATTCGATCTCGGCCAACTGCATGTACACGGCGTCTAGCATGTCTAGCATCGCCAACCGTTGATCTTGGCGCGCCAGCGGGACGGACATTTCAGCCTTCAGCCCTTGCACTTCAATCGAAACGACTAGGTTGCCCTCCACAATGTCATACAACAGGCTAAATCCCTCTAGGGGAGTCGGACGATCAGACATTAGTATCTCCTTTTGCGGCTAAGACCGCCCACTTGGTCAAAACAGCGCTAAGGGTTGCTTCTTCGGTCATGTCAATCCTCCCTTTCGCCGATCAATAGCCCCATTGTACAACAAACCCGTGAATCCCGCAATTGTCATACGATAGAATCTAAGCCAAAACACATATTTAGCGCCAAACGGAATACTTACCAAATTTTCTGCAAAAAATCGCAGATTCCGAATTTTGACCCGTCACAAACCTCTATGAGCCTATCAAAGCGAATTGAGGCAACTTTGCTCACCGCGTAGATCAACGCCTTTGCATTCGTGCATTGTCAAAGTAGTCTCGACTGACGAACGAAGGCATCGAAGCGCTTCACTGCCAGATTGAAGTAGGATTCGGACTGCTCGAAGCCGATCCCGACGCGCTGATTATCGTGCGCCTCAATAAGTGTGGTTCCACTGCCTAGAAACGGGTCGCAGACGGTATCCCCGACAAAGCTGAATAGCTTGATGCAGCGCTTGGGGAGTTCTCTGGGGAAGGGCGCAGGATGCCCAATGCGCGTGGCACTTTCGCCGTTGAACGACCACACACCGTTTGTCCACGCCATAAACTCGTCACGCTCTATGTCGCTGGCACGGTTTTCGGGGTTGAGCTTCTTCCAGTCACCCTTAGAGAATACTGCGATCATCTCTACCTGTGCAATCGTGTTGGGTGAGGAAGCACTCATCCACGATCCCCATGCCGTGTTATTTGTCAAATGAACCTTATTCCAACAGATCGTTGACCGATACCGCCACCCTACCGCTATCGCCATGCTCACCAAGTCTGCGTAAACGGCCTGATGCCCGCCATAGTTTCTATCCAACGGGATATTCAGGCACAACCGCCCATCTGCTGCCGCCAACTCGTGCGCCTTGCCTAGCCAACGGTTTGAGAAGGTGAGGTAATCACCGTAATCGCCCGCGTCATCATGCCCGTCGTACTCAATCCCCACGTTATACGGGGGTGATGTCACAAACAAGTCAACGCTCTCAGGCTCAACCTGCGTCTGCGCGATGAAGTCGCCATGATAGATTGTGTGCTTGCCGCTACGGTACTGGTTGTATGCGCTCATAGTGAAATTCCTTACGGTGTAATTTGGCCGAAGATTTATCGCTCAGGATACCTGCTACGTGCAGAATTGTCAATTGCGAAGGGGGAAAAGAGGGGCGAAAATGTGGAAAAAAGATGGGCGAGACCAGCCGTCGTACGTCTTATGACGTCATAAAAAAGCCATACTATACTAGGGGGTATATTACGCTTGCATTTTATCGTCACGCTACGATTGGGCGCAAGCGGTTTACAATGCGATAATGACACTTATCATTAGCTATTTTTGATGCTTTATCTTTGCAAACCGTTATACATTCGCTACGTTTCCATGCCTTATTGCCCACTATCGTTTAATCTGCTTTGTGCTATTGCCCGGTCTATTGCCCGGTCTATTGCCTATCTCAACCCAGACACCATAGCGATATTATGCGATCATATATGTCCATCACATAGCAATTAGGCAATGGCACGCTATGGGAGTCTGTTGACCTAGCTATATAGGCTTGGATAGGTCTAGGCGATTACAGGATAGGGCAAGGTCGCATTAAATATGGCATATGCGATAGATTATCTATAGCGCTATGCTGCGATGAAATTAAGGCCATTGTAGCGCAATTGCGGACAGGCAGGTTTAATGTAAAAATCTTTACTTTCGAGTAAAAATTTGAACGTTCGCGTTCAAATTTATACAAGCGCGTTTAGTTTCATTCCTTCCCTCCTTTATCACCCCTATTCCACAATTCCACACTTCTGTTTGCCAAACGCTAAGTATCTAAACCGTCACAAACCCGCATTCTGTCGTTCATTTATGAGTATCACATGAGAGCGCATAAAATGGCATTGACAGTTTAGCGAATCATGGGTTATAGTTATTTCATCAGCAGCAAACAAACAAACAAACAAACAGAGTAAGTGGCAAACAAACCCGCCCGAGTGGCGATAGGCTAGGCGCAAATCCTAGCGCGGGTTATAGCATAGGCGGTAAGTGTGCCTATGTGCGTTCATCGGCCTGTATCGTGGCGTATGGCTCACGCCAAAACAACTTAGGCGCTAACCGGATTATTCCGTAGGTGATTCTATCTGTGAGACGAAAGTCTTTTGCACAGTAGTGGCGGTAGCCAACAACTTAACATCATAGCGCATAAGTGAGTAGGTTCCCCCATCAGCCGGGTAACGTGTACCATGCGCTTTCATCTACACTGTATCGCCAATACTCCGGCAACCCCCTGTTTCGGTTGACTTGTCCTTAAACATAGAGGTTTGCTAGATAGAGCAAGCGATATAGTGAACTAAAACAGTCTTTAACGCTACCGTGTAAGCACGGCTATTGTAACGGATTAAACGTACTAATAGGCTAAGGTGCAAATCCTTAGTGGCGTCTGGTTTTAACAATAACCCATACAACAAAGGACAAAGGGGATATAACATCATGCGCTTAGTCTCAAGCAATCCAAAATTAGCGCCTATCGTGGTGCTAGAATCACGCACATTAAACGGGCTTTTGTGGTTTAACGTGCTTTGTGCCGGTGATGATCTATGGGTACGTAAGGGCGAACTACTCGCAGTAATCGCCCAACATGCCTACACGCAATCGTTACCGGATTTTCTGGTAAGCGTGCAAGCGCCACTAAATGATAAACCTATCATCACTTACCAGTAAAACGAACGCCATAACAAAGTTTGTGCCGCTATGCAAAACACGTTTTGCATAGCCGGCTGTAGCGTGCAATTCGCTATCGTGGCCGTGTGTCCTATAAACCATACAACAAAGGATAAAACCAGATGCAAACAAAGTTTTACGTCAATATGAATGATCGTATGCTAGGTGACACTATCGCTATTGAGTGTCGCAATCCAAGCCAGCAAAATGAGGTCTTGACTATGGCACGTTCTGAAAACCGTGAAATGAGCCGGATTAGCGCATCGAGCAAACCGCGAAAGGGCGCAACCGTCAAGCATTATGGGGATTTTACCCGATTTCATTACACACGCTTAGCATGGCGACTTGACCCGAAAAGCAACCGTAGCGACAAAGAGCGCATGAAGGATAAGCAACTATGGTCTGAATTACGCGAAAAAATGGTAGAAGAAATCCGGTTTGTTCAATCGTGTTGCGACCCGGCGATGATCTTCGTTAACCGTGACGTTGAAATCTGGGTAGAATTTCTACCCGACGGCAAGGTAACGCTGGCTGTAATTGAAAACCGTGTTGTAACCGAGCGGCAAGAATTGCCCTACTATGTACACGTAGGCAAAATTGCAGACCTGTTGATGAAATATGATCCTAACCCTAGCGACTGGATGGGGGCAGACTTTGGCCTAAAGCCCAAGCTATTAGGCTCGGATTACAACAATGAAGCGTTACAAGAAACACGGCTTGCAAAGTGCTTTGCACAAGACCGGTTAGCCGAAGCAAACGATAGCGCCTATCTTGCGCGT